GGAACGCCTTGTGATTCTTCAAACACATAGGAACTCATGTTATAAGGATTATTAAGCATATCGTAATCCAATATTTTCTTAACACCAACATCAGGTCGAGATGCTCTAGGACGTTCAATACTTTCAAGAGGAGAAACAAATGTGGTACCATCGTCCCCAGAGAATGCACTGTTGATAATGGTTCCGAAGTTACTAAATACAAATTTGTTTCCGCTAAAAATCCCAGAAACTGCTTCATAATCTTCTTTTATTAACTGACCAGAACGTTCATAACCAATTACACCATTCTCTTCATCAATAAGAGCATAGTCTCTATTTGCTGGAACATCAGTCCGTTCATTTAAACGAATCATAACTGTAGTCAATTCATTTTCTCTATATGAATGGAACGGTTCAAGTTTATTTAGTATATATAGTACCCCATCGTCATAAAAAAGTTCTAGACCTTTTAAATAAATTCCGTACTTGTACTGAACGTTTTTAATAGCATCTTTCAACTCAGCAGCTTCAACAATAAGATCAGTATAAGATTCTTTGTTATCCGGAGGATCAACTAAACATTTTTTGATGTAAGGATTCTGATCAACAATAGTCATAACTGCAGATATTGGAGTAGCAGGATTTTCTTCTGAACCAAATATGTAATTATGAATAAATGTTTTCATCTTCAAATCATCTTTCAAGAATAGATACATTACTATTTCATGTGGTTCATCTTGGCCCATAGCATTTGGCATATATGAATCTTTTTCATCCAATTCTTTTGATGGAAGTTTAGATGCTTTCATGTAAGACGGGATCTTATTCTTATCATAATAGCAAGCAAAGTCATGCTCAAAAACAATACGCCTGTTATTTAGACTTTCTCTATTCTCGCCATAGAAACAAATATTACGAATATTAGCATTCAATTCCTTGTCAAACAAACGTAAAAAGTTTACATATCGTTCAGATATTTTACACTTTAATTCATATATAGGAATGAATTCGTTAAAATAATCGCATTTCTTTTTGAAATATGTTATACTATATGGTTTAAACTTTATATCTCTAGAAGGAACGCTAAATTGAATATCAAATACGTTTTCGTATACTTCTCTAGCCATTTTTAATACCTCAAATTATATAGAAATGTCGAGGGTAAATAAATATAAAGAGGAACAAAATGTTCCTCTTTTATGTTAAAATTTTATTTGATTCTTTTGCATTAAAGCTTGATCTAATCTTGGACCAACATAGTCATAATCTACTTCTTCAAATCTGTATCGCTGTAAACCATGATCGAATTTACAAATCTCTTTTACAAATTCACTATATTCACACATATAATGTTTCATCCCTTGTTCAAAAGGATCTACAGCAGAATATGCAACATATTTCTTATCAAAATTTTTATCATCGTAATATATACCATCTATTCTATATAAATGGTTGCACGGATTTACCGTGTCGTTAGGGTCGTGTTCATATGACTTTACATAAACTGACTTTAAAACTCTTTCGTTTGCGTCACCACGACGTTTAAATATCAAATTGTGTAGCATTTTTGTAATAAACCCATCCGTTTTTTATATTTATATATTAATGTGCCTAAAAAAATGAGTGTACGACCCCATGTCGTACACTCTGAAGGATTTTAACAATTGTAAAGAGGCCTACCATACGACAGTGTGTGCTCTGTCGAAGGCGGAGGATTGTTAAATAACAGGAGGTTTTCAAAAATGCTCTAAACAGGAAAAAGTCATAAACCCATCTAAAGCAAACAATGAAACTCAAAAAATTTTTTTTCTTTATGGACTACTCTATAGCATTGAAGCTTACGAGTAATTATTCGTTGTTAGTAGGTTCGCAATTTATATTTATATGTATTCTATAAATAAAAAAAATAAAAAAATGAGCACATTCAAGTGCCCATTTTTATTCTTAATAATTTCCGTCGCAATCCAAACAATATTCTGTTTCTCCGAAATCTGAGAATTCTTCGAAACCTTTGTTCGGGTTTGTTCCAGCATCATCGATATCAAATTCATCAGCACCAAATGCCAACTCCAATGTATCTTCTTTAAGCTGGAAGTAATCTGACGGCAAATCTTCTACTCCACTTATATCTGCAGACAAATCCAAGTTCATGATAGAACTTCTGTTCAAACTGTTCGCATCGATAATAATCAATTCGGCATTTTCAATTTCATCACGATACTGTGCATATCGTTTATATAATGGATCTTTTCCTTCAACACCAAGGTCAGGATTTAATCCCTTAATTCTACTGATCAAATCATCAGAAATTACATCCTGAATATCGATTTGAGTTCCTCCAAAGTCCATCGGTTCTTCTTCGACCATAATACATCTCCTATTGTTTGATTTTTTGATATTTTCTCAGGTTGTCTATAGATAGATTATATAATCTATTTTTGTTTTAAATTTGAGTATTTATGACGCTATAAATCTCTTCTTTTGTCAAATCTACGTGATAATCTCGTTTTGCAATCGTTTGAGTTATTTCAATCATATCCATATTTTCATATTCTTTCATCCTATCAGACAAAAGTTTTTGTTTCTCTTTTATATTCTCTGAGATTTCTGTCAAACGTTTTTCATTACTATTTATGACTTGTTTAATACAACAATTTGCTTGATGACTCTTAACGAAACCTTTAATATTATTCATTTTATTTTCATCAGGTTGATCAATAATAACTCTTAAGAAATCATTGTTTTCTTGATAACCTCTCAATTGTTTCATAAGATTGTCTACATCGTCACTCAACTTAGATTCATAAATATCTGTAAACAACGGAGCGTTTTTATTTTTTATAAATTTCCAAGAACACTTATCGTTTTCAAGTTTCAAATGTATGAAACCTTTATCTTCCATTTCTCCAAAATTCAATCTAGAGAATGAACCACAATAAATGAATTTATGATATTCTGAATGTGTGTGTATATGACCAAACACAGTATAATACTTACAAATCTTTTCAAGTTTTTTTGCTTCCCAAACATATGGTTTTCTAACTAACTCATCATTATTTATATTAGAGAAACCAACATGTGAAGCCATGCCATGACCAAATATAAAATCATATTTTTTATTTAAATACTCATCATAATAGTTATCGTTCTTCACATATTCTTCTGGGAGTATTAGTATCTTCAAACCAAGAAGATTAAACTCACTTACTGAGTTAACTATAAAAAACTTATCTGAAGAATAATGAGCTAACCCATTTATTTGATATCGATCGTGAGCTTCGGTTCCTTCAAGAACTATTATCGTAGCTCCAGTTTCAATACATTTAGTTATAAATCTGTTGAAATAATTGTTTGCTGGAGATTCAATATTAACTCTACAGTCATAAGAATCGCCACAAATAACAATAAGTTCTGGCTTTATTTCATTTGCATATCCTATGAAATTTTCCACTAATGCATCATACATTTCTTTTTCATTAGGAATCTTCGCAAAATGAATATCTGCTATACACAAGATGTTCATATCAACCTACCACCAGTTTACCATCATTCCAACATACAGGTTTGTTTACTTCCAAAGATCGTTTTACGCTTATAATTCTTTGATTTCTTGAACCTCTGAATTGAAGCGAAACATCTCGTTGTGATACATCGAATAAACCATCGACAATAACATCGATCTTTTCAAGAACATCTCTGGGAATAATATTGTATTCGATAATGTGTTCGTACAAATAACCTGTCCACAACCATATCGTACGTTTTTTTGTTAATGGGTCATTATCGCACATTTCTCTAATTTTACGAATGATGTTACAAACTTCTTCTCTGTTTTTAGGATCTAAAGGTTCTCCACCCAATATTGAAAAACCTGAAACGTGATTGTATTTTAACAATTCGTAAATATAGTTCAATGTGTCATTTGTAAATTTTTCACCATGATTATAGTCCCACAATTCTTGATTATGACAACCTTGACATTTAAATAAACAACCTGAAACATATAGTGCTACTCTAAAACCTTCCCCATCAACTGTGTCAAATGCTTTAATCATAGCAAAATTCATGAGAGACCTCCAGTTTCATACTATGTAACTAAAAAATAAGCAAACTTTATATAAGTATATTTAAAATGCTATAAAAAAATAAAAAAAAGAGCAGGTATAAAACCTACTCTTTTTCAAGACTACTTCTTACTCGGATGCGGCGTACATTTCGTACTAAACACCGCAATTTTGACATCTCTCGGATAAGCCGTTACGATGTCTCCGTTAACCAGTTTTGGGTTCGCGAGAGAATCGCGACCCATAATTCGGTCATAGTCTAAGCCAGGAAGCGTTATAGAAACGCCAAGAATTCCTTCAGGAAGGAATCCTTCATTGAAATCGTCAGATGGCGACGTCCATTGCTCAGACACCTTACTCTTGTCCGGTTGACGCTCCAAGAATTTGTGCGCCAATTCTGCGATCTTTCGCTCACAGAATACGAGATCTGAATCAATCTCTTTTGAATACACGGGTTCCTGAGTCTGTATACTCAAAAACCAGTTCGGATCACCCGAAGCAGGAGATGTCGACTCTGCGCCGAACATCTGTACAAAACTGACGATGTTTGAGTAAAATTCTTTCTTTTCCATATTCTATGGTCCTCCATTAATATAATATGTAATTCTTTTTTAGGACAAAAAAAACAACGAGCACCACGAAGGCACTCGTTGTTTCGAAAGCGTAGTATCTTTGCTTTACATAGACCGACCGAAGGCTCGTTTAAAGTCAAAAGAAGGCAAGCAAGTTGAGAAAGTTCCAATGGTGTTGGCTCGTATAGGCCTACCATATTCATCTCTTTCAACGTTCTTGCGCTTGAACTCTTGAACCTTAAGTTCTTGTTCTTTCATAGAAGCAAGCATATAAGCATTCTTCTCCGACTCAGTCATGTGTGCGTACGATATCATTGACTTTCCTCCCATCGTAACTTTTTTGTTGTTCTATTTATATAATATGTAAACTATTATATATTCATTGTTTAGAGGGAAACATTAAAATATATGAAATTAGGAGAAAAAACACTATGCGTTTAAATATTAATACACTTTATACTATACATACTACTTCAGGCTATGTTTCTAATAAACATGTAAAAGTTCTTGGCTATATCGGATATGATAGAGCTTCTCAATATCAGTCATTGGTAGAAAATATAGCTATCAATGAAAAGTTCATCAATACAACTGCTGATCCTGAAGAAGGAACAATCGGTTATCTTAAAACCCAGATTTTCTATGACTGTGAAGAGTATGAAAACGTAAATGGTCAATGGAATACTACCGGAAAGCATTATATTTTCTGGGACGATATCATCGATTTCGAAAAGACTCAAAAAATAAATGAAAAGTATACTTACAAGCTTGAAATAGAATTCAAAGCTCTCGAAGCTACAGATAACATAACTATTGATGCTGTATTGGCAAGAATTAAACAAGCCATAGCTTCAACATATAATACTTCTTCTGAAAAAGTAGGATTGTCTCTTGTTCAGATTCATGACAATTCTTTGGAGTCAATTCATTCTCAATATGAAGAAACAACTCAACTTCTAGAGCAATCAAAAGAAGCTTTGAATTCTTTGGTTTCTCTTGAAGATGCTGCAAATATCATAAATGAAAACTTCGAAGCTAATAATGTTAATGCTAAAATTAACAATATTGGATCTCAGTTGGACTCTATCAATTCAACTCTCGGTTCTATTATTAGCAAACTTAAATAAAAAAAGAGGGTGCGTTTTGTTGCACCCTCTTAATTTTTAAGCGGCTTTCAATATCAATGGAATAACATATTTCAAAACTGAAATCGCTCCATCGATATTCTCGTAAATGAACTTTAGCACTTTGTGCTTGTCCTTTGGTGTAGGCACGACTTTCTTTGCATTCGAAACGATCGTGTCTGAATTTTCCACAACCAAATTCAGCACTTTCTTGAACCGATCTTTCTTTGCAAGCCAAGCATTATAGTAAGCTTCATTTTGGATCTTTTCGATTCCTTCTTCAGCTATACTTATATAATTTGTCTTAGCCCACATTGCAGAATGTTTTGATCCGTACAAACGGATTTCGTTCAAGCGGGTTATGTAGAAAGTATCTTTAGGTTCATTTGTGAAAGGAACCATAATTAGACTTACATACACATTCCCGCATTCAGAGAAGAGTTCGAACATACACCTATACAATGTCAAGTCATACTTGCTTTGGATAACATATCCATTCTCGTCATCAATAGGAATTATTCCTCCGAGAACACCAAGCATGTTAATGTACTTACTGATGTAGAAGTGCTCGTTTTCACCTACAATTTTCGGTTCAACGATTTCGTTCTTCTTTGTTAACCCATGGACATGCATCATCCAACAGTCATTGGAAAGAAGTTCGTCGAACTCCGGAACACAATAGATTCCGTTTTCGACAGGAACAATTTCTTTATAGACGCACACCATCTCGTTTCGTTTTGAACCAGAAAGAGAGTTATCGATTACAGTAGAGAATCCTGATGATGACTCCAATGAAGATTTATACTTTTCAGCAACTTCTTCAGAATCAAATAAGAAACCCCCAACGATTGGCATATATGTTATCGGATGTTCCAACGGCATATCCATAAAAGATTCGCCATCAAAAATCCTAACTATTTCCATATCGTTTCGACTTTCTCTTTCATATAGTTCAACTTCATTATCAGAATTGATAAAATACCAATCGGATTCTGATAAAATTTGGATTTTATTTATATCCATATTATTACCTCACTATTAATATAATATGTAACTTACGAAAAAATTAAGAAAAAAAGTAGGTCATAAAGACCTACTTTTTGGTTCAAATCCTCCACGAAACATGATGCTCTTGGAATGTTTTGTATGCTTTCTCGGCTTGTTCAATCATTGCTGTTTCAATATCTGTATCATTGATGTCCTTAAGATCAGGATTATAAATGAGTATGAACTCAATTTTTGTACCACGATTGTTGGTTACACCTTGCACATAGATTTTGTAATCTGTTTTAGAAAACTTTTCAACAGATACGTAAAGCCATTTGTGCCCACCAACATGTAGTTTGTACACAGCAATTTGTTCGTGTGGTCTTTCTTCTTCCATTTTTATTTCTCCTGTGAAAGTAAAAAATAACAGGTGTGCAAAATGCACACCTGTTACTTGCGTTAACTTGGAAGGCTTCCAGAATTACTTCTTTGAAGCCTTCTTTGTCTTGCGGCCGAGAACGAATCCGCCTACGGCTGTGAGTCCGAGAGCAGATCCGGCTACGATCTTGCCACCTTTAGTGGCGGGGATGGCGCTCTTGAAAGCACCCTTTACAGTTCCAAGAATTGACTTTACGTCAAACTTCTTTGTTGTTGATTCGCTCATAGTTGAGCCTCCCTTTGGAAATGTTTTATCTAGCTGGCCAGCTGAAACGCTTTGCTAGACTTTTAAAGTCTTATACAAGACTCTTGTCATTAATATAATATGTAACTATAAAACAATTAAAAATCACATCAATGACAGTATTTCTCGTATACATAAGACATAATATTGTACTCTATTTATAAAAAATTACAAAGCTTCATTTGATTCTGGAATTATAAAGATGAAATTATTTTTATCTTTTTCTTCAGCATAATGAATATCGTTTCTCGTTTCAATAAAATCATCAAAGTCAATATAGTCTTTATCGACGATCTTAATATAGTTGAAACGATTTGCTTTTATTACTGCTTGTTCTTTAAGAACAGCTTTAGCTTTAGATTCTACCGGATATTTACTTCCATCTTTTATTTCTATTACGACATTGTATTTTGGTATATAGAAATCTGGCATATACCAACGTTTCTTTTTGGTATAAGGATCATAGTATTCAATAAATAAAGATGTAGGACAAGGAATAACATCTGTAGAATCCCAAGAGAAATGGTTTACACAATGCTCCAAAAAGTCCAATTCGTAGGTTCCAACATAGACAATTTCTACACCATCAGGGAATTTATACTTACCAGAAATACTTCTATTAGCAAGTAATTCTGCTTGTCGTTCAGGATCATTAAGAAGATTATCTGTACCATAAACACGTTTCATATTCTTTTGAAACTGTTTTCTTGCTTCTTCTTTACATTTCGGATCGTTACAAATTCTTGTGTACTTGCGTTTTTTAGGATCCCATTCTCTAAGATTTTTTTTACATATCGGACAAATGTAAGGACCAGGATTGCGTTTTTCATAAAGATATTTATATGGATCTTCATCACCAATTAAATCAGCATGATATTTTGTAGCATGATTAAAAAGTTGATTAAATTCTCCAAAACGTTGACCGCAATCCATACACTTAAAACGTCTTCGTCCTGTAACTTTCTTTTTATTATTATATCTATATCTTTTCTTAGCCATAGCAGTAAATCCTCAAAATAAAATATATTAGTTTGTCAAAAATCAATAAATAAGTGAGACTGGAAACTACCCAGTCTCACTATGCGTTAATATCTACAGTGTGTGGTATATTTGGCTCTTCTGGTGGACCATACAAATGATGGTGGTCCGAAAGAACATATGATTCTTTATCGCCAGCAAAAACACAAAAATAATTAATTAACGTATTCTTTAAAATACATGTCAACTCTTCAGACAAATTATAACGTTCAGATTGTTGATCAATAAGATCTATAGCTTCTGTAATACGTATATTATTTTTATAACTTATCCAATCGATTAACATTTCCAACACATCTACTAGATCCATATCGAGTATTTGATTTTCATAATGTTCAGGATGATGCGAATTGTGTTTATAATGTAAATCGAAAACTTTTTTGTAACGTTGAATCTTATCGAAATATTCTGGAGTTCCATATTTATATCGTGGTTCTTCATCCATTTTACGCCACAATTCATATTCTGGACTTTCCAATTTTGATTGGTCATGTCGAAGTAATCTTTTTTTAAATTCTTCTATAATAACCTCAAGTTTTACTCGTACAGATCTAATATGACTTAAAACATACTCTTTAGTGTCCATATCAGATCTAAATCTCCTACTATATGTCTTTGTCGAAAAAAAAACAAAGACCCCGAAGGGTCTTTGTTACGAGTTCAATTGAAATCAAGTTCTGGTTGCTGATCATCGCCCACAGGGACTACAGCCAAATCGATCTGTGTGTCATCGACTTGTTCCAGTTCACTCAACTCGGGTATTTCTTTACTTGTAACAGTGAATTTCACGTTACGATGATCTAACACCCATGGCATATCAATGCGTTTATTTTCACACACACGTTTACCATTCACGAACTCAACAGTTGTCGCAGAAGTTTGGCGTAAAAGTTCACCATTTACATACGACAACGCGGCAAAACGGACAAATTTTTCCAACTCCATTTGTGAAGAAAATCTGTCCTTGCTACTTGCCTCACCGAACGTCAATCCACATGGACGATCGAATGAGACAACCCTTAAGCGTACGCCGTCGTAGTACGCTTCAAAATCAATATCCGGAACGAAAGAGTGTAGTCTAACACATTCTCCATTCTGGAAATAAATAAGCTGAACAAACAGCTCTTCCATTTTAACACGAATCCTTTTCATGTTAACCTCCCATGATTATAATATATAAATTAAATATAACTAGAGCTTACTAAAAAGCTCTAGTTTTTTATAGTTTAGTCGTCTTCATAGTCATTTAAATTTACAGCGTCATTCGCTGAAGTTTCATATCCATTAATCTTACTAACAGAATCTTGAGAAAGATCAGGACCGTTCATTGATTCTGAAACATCGATATCATCCAATCCTTCGAAGTAATCTATATAGTTAATTCCTGTAATTTCCGACATACGTTTTACATACATCTTACGGAAATGATCTTGAATATGTTGATTATTTACAGTGATCTTATTTCCATCGTCATCGATAACTACATATTTTTTAGCAAGCACATTTACACCACCGCCATCACGACTGTGGAGTTTACCGATTTCAATTTCATGAGGATGTTCATCAAGTATTTTCTTAGATTGCTCCAACAAGTTGTCTGTCATTTCAGAAAGTTGTCTTCTTTCTTCCATTCTTGCACCCATAGATACTGGATCATCGGCGTATTGAACATTTGGCATTTTGTTTTGATAACTGAAATCTTTCTTCGGATCAATATTATTTCTTTTAAATACTTCGAGTTCACGTATTTTCATTTCCCAACTGACAATATCTTGCTGTTCACTAGTAAGTTCATCAGCCATATTGCCATTGAGTTTTATTAGATCTTTGGGATCCATCGAATGGACCTTTTGAGCAAATGCTCTATATGATGCTTTCTCTTCGGGGGTTAACAGATTAACCATGCCGAATTTATTAGTTGACTGCCCGTCCATAAACTATTCTCCTATGAACTTATTGTATTTTCGTCGTAAATAGGTTCGATAATTCGTATAGAACCATTTACTCCAGAATATGAGAATTTAAAGTTATATTCAAATCCTTCTATATCTATATCAAAATCAACATGTTGATTATCTCTATCAAGTTGATAGTTGATCGTACAAGATCTACCCATTTGTGTTTCTATATCAGATTCAAAATCGGATATAGCACTAACAAGCTCAGTATCATCAACAAAGTTAAACTTTGACAAATGTTGCTTTAGCCCCATTTCAGGAAAATGCACAATATCACCTTTATTTATAGACAATCTCGTCATGAGGTTGTTAAAATAAATGGTTTCTTGCATATCCATATTTGAGTTTTTATTTTTAAAGAGTTTTCCATCTACATCTAAACGAAAAGTAGGATTTACAATAACCTTTCCACTAGTTTCTTCCATAATCTATCTCCTACATTTTATATTAGATTGTGTATCTATTAAAATTTAACAATTTTTAAAAATCATAAGATTTTAAATTTAAAAATTTTTTTAATTGCATATTAAACTAATGTATACATAATCTGTATATTACTGACAATCCCTCTGGTTGGTTGGACAGTTAATAATTAAAGGAGATATTTTCACTTTTTGATTTTTTCAATTTTTCACTAATTTTTTTTATTCAAATTGACATTATAGTATAAAAGAATTTTAGGAGTTTTACATATATGTTAAACAAATTAAGTGATTCAAAAACATTTTATTTTATCAATAAGAAGTATAATTTCACTTCAAATCTCTCAAAAGTCAATTTAAATGAATATAGAATACCTGAAGAAATGATATTTGATAAAATAAATGTATTCAAAGGATATAAGTATCCTTTTGTTGATGAAGTTATTAGACTTGTAAAAGAAAAAAAGATTGTAGCTTGTGATTTTTCAAATAATATTCACAAGTCAAAAGGTGGAATAAATCTACATCTTGAATATAAATTGCCAAAATCATTGATGACATTAGGTGGTTTTAATGAACATAACCAACCAATTGTCTATGTTGATCTGAGCAATAAAGGCAAATATGTACTTGATGTATCAGGAAATGCTACTTACTACAATATTCCTGAATTGACACTTTACCATATGTTTACAAATGCATTGATTCAATATAAATTGATTACAAATCCTGAATATAGCAATAACGTTGATTTTATGACAAAAATCTCAGAATCATATGCTTTAATAGTAAGTAAAATAATTGACAACTTATTTCCTATTATATCTACTACAAACACTGGATATGATAGAATTTTCTTCTTGTGTATGACATTTGCTCTTCAAAACTTCTTTGGTGTTGATAAAGAATTGGCAATGAAACATGCTATAAAGTCAAAATTTGTTGCAAATAAAGAATTATTGAAAAATGAATCATTGTATTATCAATCTTCTTTAGATTTTATGGATGGTGTCAATTTTGAAGCAAATGTATTCCCTATTGACAATTTCTGTAAAGTTATAACACAAGAATTTGATTTTATTGATGAAAAACATTTTAATTTCAGTATTCTCTTAATGAATTTTGTAAAACGTATGAATCAAAATTCTCAATTCTGTTTGGATTCAGCTACAGCATTTATTACTATGCTTGTACTTGGTATGGGTTCAATAGGATTGTATAACGATATGATGATTAAGCAATACTTGAAACTTGCTAGTTACAATATCGTCAAAGAAATTGCTCAAGTTATGAAATAAATAAATGAGGTGTTCTTAATGAACACCTCTTTATATTTTTTTATTTTTTAGGTATCAATTTAATATAAATCATTTGAAGGAATTGAAGTTATGATAGTTGAAAATATTTCAGTAATGAATTTTAACAATGCATTTCGTGGAATGAGAAATCCTAAAAATTCTTGGAATTTGTCAGATTCTAGAGTTTTGAGAGAACCTCTACCTAATGAAGAAAACTATATTGAAAATAAGATCGAATGGGATTCTAAGTTCTCAGTAGATAAATTGTATAATTCAGAAACAAAAGAATTCGGTTTCTGTATTTATAGTGGAAATGATCCCGAAAAGAAATTGTTTAATTTGCCATTTAATCCTTGTATTAGAGCATACTATTTTGAAAACAATGGATATGCTCCGAATACAAAAGAAAATCATTTGGTTTATACAGATGATATTTATTTACTTGGTAAAAACGATTTTATTCTTGCTAAAAAGCTTATTCGTGGTGGCACTGTTCATTCTAAATTTGCTCGTCAGATCTTTGTTTCTATGGATGTTACTGGATCTTTTGATTTTTGGAAAGAATACGATACATATAAAGTTGGAACAACTTCAGATAGCACTTCTACTATGCATAAAATCACTTCTAAAGAAATTAGTGATGATATGTTTGCTTCTGGAGATCTTCGTCCATATGACATTGAAAAAAGAAAAGAATGGATTAAATATCTTGAAGAAGTTCGTTCTGATAAGTCATTATCAGATCTTGATAAAACAAGAATTTTGTCTAAACAAAATCTTCTTGGTTTCGAACAAATGCGCACTCTTACATTGACGTACACTAACATTGAATCTATGTTAAAGTGGCGTCGTGGTCATAAACTTTTGGAATGGCGTTATTTAACTAACGAAATTCTCATGAAGTTGCCTTACGTTAAGGAATTATTTGTTGATGGTGATGGAACCATTGATAAGTAAAATATATTACATTACACCATTTTTCATAAGGAGAAAAATATGAAAGAAGTGGACACAAACGACAAGATCGAAGGATCTGGAACCGACGAAAAGAAGACTGGTTTCCACCGCCGCAATTTCAAGCGCCGCAAGAGACCATTCGTAGTTGAAGTAATCTACACCGATTCTGCTTCAGAGGAAAGCAATGTACCTGTTTACAAAACAACTGCTTCTGCCGGAGCTGACCTTAAAGCTCTTACAGATGTTGAAGTTCCTGCTAAGGGCTTTGCTCTTAAAGTTAGGACAGGTATCAAGATGAAGATTCCTTATGGATTTGAAGGTCAATTGCGACCGAGATCTGGTCTTTCAACCAATGGATTAACCATCATCAACACTCCTGGCACAATCGATGCGGATTATCGCGGAGAGATCATGATTAACTTTGTAAACCTTAGCGATACACCGATCAGTCTTAAGGCTGGTGATTCTATCGCTCAGATGGTATTTGCTCCTGTTAAACATGCTCGATTCGTAACAGTTACTGAGTTTACTCCTGATAAGGAAAATACTCGTGGTGAAGGCGGATTTGGTTCCACCGATGCTAAAGAAGAAGCTCCTGTTGTAACAGAGAACTAAGTAACTCCAAAAGGTGAGAAGTTGAAATATATTTCTCACCTTAATCTTTTTAAACATATTACAAAATAATATACTTTGGGAATTAGCTCAGTTGGTTAGAGCGCGAAACTGTTAATTTCGATGTCAACGGTTCGAGTCCGTTATTCCCAGAAACGAGAGTTCTATGCGAGTGGTGAGCTTAGAGGTGGCTATCCTTAATGAGTGTGAACGGCTGTATATGTAAGTGCTAAATGTGTCCTCATCTGCGATAGAGTGGATATTACCATTCCTATTAAAGGAGTCCATGACGTGCTGCGATATATGTCATTCGGCTAAGTAACTCTGGTGTAATAACACGCTTGTATAAACTCTTATTTAGAAAGGTATTTTCGAATACCTTTCTTATATTTTTATTTAAAGGAGTGTGTCTTATGACAGCTATTGATCACAAATCTATGTGTACTCAAAGATTTATCTTGAGTGTGTTGACGTTCCTTCTTGGACCTTGTAGTTTTCTTTTTGGATTGATTGGCGATGGTTACAATCCTACGGATTGGTACAAATCAATTTCTGCTACTTATTATGCAACATCAAATGTTTTGATGATTGGTTTTCTTACAGCAGTTTCAATTTTCTTCTTTGCTTATAAAGGATATGATATTCGTGATAGAATCTGTTCTTTGATTGAAGCTATCTGTTGTATTGGAATTGTACTATTCCCGTGCAATTCATTATTTATTTTGCAGTACACAATTGGTATTTTCCAGTTGCCTGGTAAGATAAGTAATATTTTCCATTGTGTATTTGCTGCAGTTCTTTTCTTGACTTTCGGATTTAATTTGATTTTCTTGTTTACTCTTGGTAAAGATGAAAAGACAAATAAAAAGAAGATTCGTGATATTATTTATAGAACTTGCGGCATTGTTATTTGGGTTATGTGTGTATTCCAGGCTATTACTACTTCTGTATGGAAGTGGTATCCTGAATGGTATCCGAATACATTGATTAATGAAATCGTAATGCTTACAGCATTTGCTTTTGCTTATTTGGTAAAGTCCGAAGGAATTGCCAAATTTAACGACGAACCGAATACAAAACTTTAAGAATAACTTATGGACGAATCTAATCAGTACAATCGAGAAAAGTTTTATGCCTTTATTAAAGATTTCGTATTTAAACGAAAAAATGAAGAATATGGAATCTTTAACGAATTAAAAACGAATTTGAAAAAATACGAAATGTTTAAAACTAAAGATGAAGAAAAAATTGCTTGGAATAGTCATGAACACTGCAGAAGTGGTGTTACCAAGGAATATTTGTTTAATCACTATGTAATAATGATTCTTTTTTACACTCGTCGTTTTTTAAATTTGTATAGTCCTTATGCAGGAAGTTATAGATTACGTTACAGTTATGACGAAATATATTTGCTAGTTTTGGAATACGTTTGGGCTCATACTATTGATTCGTATAGGATTAGATCCGGTATTTCGTTTGCAACGTATTTATATAATACGATCATGCATAAAATGAAGTTTATCATGTCGAGTGCTAGAAATAACACACTTATAAGTGATATAACATTCAAGGGCGCAATGAGTGTATTGGCATACATGATGAAATATGACGAAAACAAAACGTTCAATGAAACCTTTTGTAATATGACCGATAAACAATTCCTGTCAATGTTTCAAGTAACTAAAACATGGTGTGTGAAATTTTTAGGATTAATAAAAACAAAAGTTTGTAAAAGTTTTACAGAACTGGATGACTGGTTGCATGCTACTGCTACTGTAAATGATGAAAATTTAACCACTGAAGACTTGTTTACTATCAAACAAACTCCATATTATCATGAAGACGATGGAAAATCTCGCGCAAAAGAAATTGCTAAAGAAATTCTTAAAGTTATGGATAGACGAAATATCAGTAGTGAAAGAGCACGTAAAATGTGGAAGTTACATTACATCGATGGATATTCTGTCGAAGAAGTTTCGTTAATGTTTAATCTTGAGCGACACAATTGCGCTACTCAGATTGGAAATGTAAATCGTAAACTAAGACAACAAATATCTAAAGAATATATTACGAAAGTAGCTTAAATATAAAACAGGGAGAGCGTTCTCCCTGTTTATTTTTATTTCTTGTTTTTAGCGCTGCATTCTTTACAAACCGCTTCAATAGATTTAAGAATATTTTCTTCAACTTGTATATCGTGACCGTTAATACGTTCTTGTACAAGTTTGTCATAGAACTTAAACCAGAAACCACCTTGCTTCTTATCTTCGTTAAAAATTTGATTAGCTCTTTCGAGTTCTTCAATATCTTTCATAATAGATTTTTTCTGATCAGAAGTCAAAGATTTGTTGATTTGAAGTTCTTTATAAAGAGATGTTAGCATTGCGGAACCGCGTTGAGCGGAAGTTCCATGAACATCGATATCTCGAAGTTGACGTAATTCCTTATATCTAGAACACATAACAGCAGCTTTCAAAAGACTTATGTTATTGATACCAACAATATCGTCCTTATAGAACGAATCGGTCATGTCTTTTTCTTCTTTGGTCAGATCTTTATATAGATCCGGTCCAAAACCGTGTGATGTGGCGAAGATATCTGCAAAGAACTCATATTTCTTAGTCATCGTTATTTTGTTGATGTTGTTAGAAACAAAAGTGCTGCAAGTTAAAAATCTAAAGATCTTATTTTGAACCATTGCTAAATCCATAGCTATAGATCTAAAGAAATTCAATATCGGATTGCTCTTCTTTTCTTGTTTAGGTTGAGCACCTGCAGTATTTTCCATTTTTGTTTTGTTTTCTTCCAACAAATTCGTTGCTAACTCATCGCGTTCGGAAGAATCGTCAGACGCATTATCCAGAATAGCTTTATTTAAAATCTGAGTATCAATATCTTTAAACAACGTTTGAGAATTTTCATTATCCATACGATTCAATTCGTCTTTCATTCTGAATGTCGGATTTTCTTGTTGTTTCTTAAATTTATTTTTTATGATAAGATTGCGTATTAGGTTTATCGCACCAAGAGTTAATGCAAAAGGAAAGAATACAAACCAGAGCAAATTAATAATATTGAGAAATCCGTATTTTGTTGTAATAGGTTGCCAGAAACACAATGATAAGAAAGCTTCTCGAGCAAAATACGAATCTGCATATTCTTTATAAACACCAAAGATACCTTCTTGTACACAGTGTCCAATTTCGTGACACAATGTTGCAGCAATTTGTTCTTCTGAAAGTTTCTTAATACAACCTGTATTTAAAGCGATTATGATAATCTTACCTTTATTATATCGGTAGTGGTAACCTTTAGAGTCGATTACAATATCTTCATAATCAGCAATCTTGTCGAAATCAAGATATTTTTTGTTTTGTTTATATGTAATAAAGTCACCTTTATAAGACATCAGATAAGCACAAGCATTGTTTGTTTCATCAGGTACAATGCAAAGCTGAACTTTTTCACAGTTCATTTCAACTTTCAAAGAATTATTAAAGTTATCGACTACTCTATAAAGTTTTGTAATAAACTTCTTATCGCTATAGTCTACCATATCTTCAGGAATGAGAGTTTTCAAATCTTTAGAAAGTTTTAAAAGTAGTTGGGCTAGATTTGATTCTCTTCCGAAATATACTTCGTTGCTGTTTGCCATACTAGGAAATGGATCAAACATCTCGTTATCGTTCATATGTTACTCCAATTAAATTATATAGAAATGTCAAATTTTGTTCAATTACATATTATACAGATGGAGGAATTTATGGTAGAACCAAATTACACAGACAAAGCTAATGCTAAAATCAACAATTTGCGGTGGGCATTAGATTTAACAAAATGCTTCAGAAAGCAATATCAAATGTCGTTTATTGAATTTATCATAAACGCGTTGATGAATTCGCAAATTTTCCGCAACAAACTTGTAACAGATTTAAGATCAAGAATTTTTCAATTTGTTATGGGAGCGTTGGTAACATTTTGCTCAGTTCAAGTAATATCATATATAAAAACCTACATGCAAATAGGGGAGGGAAAATACTTAACCATTGCAGTAATATTTGTTTACATTTTGTTATTTTTAAATTTCATTTGGCCAATGGGTTTGCTAGAAAATCAATTCGAAAATTTTGCTAGATTTTCATCAGATCAAACATTTGAAACTAATCAACGATTCATGAAACAAAATTTATGCTTAGCTACATTGAAGTTCATATTTTATGTTTCGTTCTTGAGTCCAAATGTGTTGCGACCTAACAAAGATTTGAGATCTTATACAATAAAAGAACACCCGATTGTGGAAGATTTTCTATTGCAACTGCAAATTTATATGCAAACACAAAGATACCATCATCATTGGTTAGAAAACGATTCAGAAGTTTTTAAAAGATGTTTTCAATATATCGAATTTGATTTGCGGAAATTTGGATTTACTCAATCTGATGAATCGGAATATGCTGATAAAATCAGAATAGGGGAATTCATAAAGAACGACTTTTTTGGATTCTTGAAAGCATGTATATACGCAGAATTAATTTATCTTGAACATGGTAGAAGATATTATTGTGGAGACAATACTACTATGCCAGAAGCACATCTTAAAGTTTATGTTAATATCGATGAAATGGGTGAAGATTCTGAACCTGTTATTGTTATCTTTGATTACACTATGGAAGAAACACCACGAGATAAAATTTCGATAGGGTATTATCCACTCGGAATTTTTGGTCAAATTGTTTCACACGAATTCTATGCCAAAAATGAATGCTTGAAACCAATACTAATTAAATGGCTAAAGCGTTATTGGCCGGACAATTGGGAAGAAGGTTTCATTCGTAAACTTTACAGAGACGAATCATACGATACGGACATTTTAAAAGCTCTTAACAAACGTGATGACAAGGTTTGGAAAGCGTGGTTGAAACGTCAAAGAGTAAAAAAATCTCCTAAAGAAAAAACAAAACGTGCTGGTCATTTTGCTTATACATCTGATGAACTCCTCCAATCTGCAATAACACGAGAGGAATAAACATTACAAAATGCGGGAATACAAAATTCTCGCATTTTTATTTTTTATTTATTTATATATTATAAAAATGCATCAAACACAATAAATATACAATAAAGGAGTATCTTATGGCAATTAACACATTACCAAGTTTAAAACCAGTTAAATTGTACAAAGTTACATTTAATCGATATTATCATATGATTTGTGAAGAAGAAGGTTTCACAAGAGTTCAATATAAGCCAGACGAACAAGAGATTAACATTGACAATGAACCAAAACTATTAATTATTCCAGAAACATTTATTATCCGAGAAGACGAATTCGAGAAATATAAAGACTTCGGATGCGGATTCTATAAATTGGAATACGTCGGATCCATGCTTGAAAAAACTTGTGAAGTGGTGGCGAAATAAATGGCAGAAGACAAACAGAATGTTATTTATGATGATGCAAATATAAAAACTCTCGATAATATTACAGCTATTCGAATGCGCCCAGCGATGTATATCGAATCTCTTGGTGAGATGGGGTTGTTTAAAATCGATAGTGAAGCTGTTCAAAATATTTTCGATGAGTATCTTGTCGGACGTGGAACTCGATGTTATGTTGAGTATAATACCGCTACCAATAGAATGTTTATCCAAGATGATGCTTCTGGTATTCCTATTGGTAAGTTGGTGGATATTTTTACAAAAACGCACACTGGTGGCAAATTTGATCGCGAAGCTTATCAGATTTCTGCTGGACAAAACGGTGTTGGTAATAAACTTATCAATGCTCTTTCGACTTATTTAAGAGTTGAAGTTTGGCGCGAAGGTTATACCAATCCGAAAACAAATGAAGTAACTCCTCCTAAGCATGCTATTGTTGAGTTTGCTAAAGGAAAGGTTACAAATGAATTCTATGAGGATGTTCCTGGAAGCACAAAACATGGAACGTCTCTCGAATATTACACAGACGACGAAGTTTTAAAGACTCACGAACGAAACATGAATCGTTTTGTTGAGTACATGAACTTAAACTCGTATCTTACGCCTGGAATTCTTATCGAAGTTGTTGTCGATGGTGTTAAAACCGTATTCCAACATACTGGTGGAATTTCAGAATTGTATCGAGATAGATTCTTGAAACAAAAACATGTCAAAACACTTTTCGAACCGATTACAATTTTCGGTAATGAAGATATGTTTAGTTATGAAATCATATTCTCATACAATCATTTGAACACTGGCGATGGAAACATTGTTTCTGCTGTTAACGGAAATAACACCCCGTTACATGGTGTTCATGTGTCATCGTTCAGAGCTGGAGCGTCTTTGGCGTTAACTGAATACGTAAAAGATAATCCGGATTTGGTTCCAAAAACTTTGAAGAATGTGAATATGTCTGGAACTCTTATCGGAGATAACATTGTTGCGGTCGTTACCGTAAAACATAGGAATCCTCTATATTCTGGACAGACAAAAGAGGCATTCAAGTCTGACGAAGTTCAAGAACCAATCAAACAACAAACTCGTAAAGTATTTGGGCAATGGTTGAGAGAGAATCCACAACATGCGAAAAAGCTTGTTGGAATCATGATCGATTACGCCAAGTACGAAGAAGAGCGAAAGAAACTCAAGAAAAACCTCATTGAAACCAAAGCAGTTAAAAGTGCATTTGCTGCGAATGGTGTAGATCCTAGAAAATACGTTGCTTGTAGAAGTACGAAACCTGAAGAAAAAGAATTGTTTATAGTAGAAGGTGATTCTGCTGGTGGTTCAGTTTCTTCAGCACAAGACCGTAATTTTCAAGCATTGTATAAACTGACTGGAAAAATTCTCAATGTTGTAAAAGCAAGTCAGAATAACTTCAGCAAAGTTATTTTGGATCTTATTCAAGTTCTTGGAATGGGTTTACCAAATAATGTAAATTACAAGAATTTACAGTTTCATAAAATTATTATACTTACAGATGCTGATGATGACGGTGCTCACATTGCAACATTGTTGTTAGCGTTCTTGTATACATTCTATCCTCAAGTAATCGAAGATGGAAGAGTATTTGTAGCGAATCCACCGATTAAACAGATTGTTCTTAGTAACAAGAAGTATTTCTATATACGTACAGAACAAGATTTCGATAAGTTGATGAGTAACATTCTTGTAAATAGCTTTAACCTTGTAAGTGTAAAAACGAACAAGGTATTAAGTGAAGGATTGTTTAAAGAATTCATTTATCATTGTCGAGATTATGATATAATGCTTGAAAACTATGCTAACTCGTTGGCTATGCATCCGGATTTGTTGGAGCATATTGTCGTTAATATTAAAACATTGACGCAATGTGCCGATAACCCAGACAACAGATATAATACGGAGTTCTTTAAGAAAACCGGTTATATAGTAATGCATTCTCCGAACACAATTTTCTATTCATTCGACAAAGGTATTTATCATGCGAATTTGAAACTTGACCATGCTTTTGTTGATCATTACTTCGATGACATTTCAAGAAAACTCAATGAGATTATGATCTATGGTGTTTATCTTATCGGTAAAAACAGTGGTAAGAAATACTATGGTACAATCTATCAGTTGATGCAGATTATGAACAAAGTTCTTGGACCTAAGATTATAATCAACAGATTTAAAGGTCTTGGTGAAATGAACGTTGATGATTTGCGCGAAACGGTAACTAATCCAACAACAAGAACTCTAACAAGTGTAACTATTGAAGATGCTGAGAAAGCAGCAAAGTCAATTCAAATATTCATGTCAGATGCTAATATCAAATTTAAACGTTTGTATTATTCTGGACGTGTTGATTTCGATTAATGTTTTAAAATGTGAGAGATTAAAATCTCTCACATTCTTTTTTGTTTATTTTTTTATAAATTAATGTAACAATAAAATATAAAAATAAAAAACGAGGGTAAAAAACGAGCATTTTGTTATAACAGTAAAATTATGACAGAAACCCTTTTCTAATTTGCTCTCGAATTTAAAAATATCGTTTACGTATTTTTTGGTTTTCATTTCCCGTTTTTGTTTTACGCCTCCGACAATTTGGGTGGAGTGCCTGACGCTATTTGCTATTCATTAACGGGATACATGTATCTGGAAACAGATGCTATTAAGAGCTTCAATGATTTTACAACTAAGAACGGTCCGACGATTCGTAAGATCATTAAGCAAAAATGCAGGTTGACAGCATATTATGTTCTTCGGAAATTAGAACGTATTATCCCATGCTTGTCTCTTGCGGGTGCGTTAAGTTGGGGTACTAACGCATAACAATCCCTCTTGCTATTCTCCTTATTGGAGTTTAGTTTAGAGGGATTATTTCTTTTTATTCGATTGCCAAGTATGGTTTATCATCTTTTACCGCTTGGTGGTTATATAACAACTGGTATTGCCGTCGTCCCAGTTAAAAGGAATATATTTTAATTATGGCTTGAATGTCAATTTTGGCTTCCGCTCGGACTCATTGGGTCTATCTAGGATGCCTATGGAGGCACATGTCACATTCGAGGTTTTCGAGATGTGTGACGTGGGGGTTCGATCCCTCTTCAAGCGATAAAGTCCTGCATTTCGGTGTAGGCCGACAATTTAAAAACGGTGTGAATCTAAAAAAAGATCACGTGAATAAATTGGAAGTTTCCAAAGAATTGTCGTTTTTGTACTATTTCTACATTTTTAGGGATGGTTTTAAAGACGGGCCTTTTTGGTCCGTCTTTATATTTTGTGGTATTTGACATTTTAATATATTCTATATAAGGGTTTCTACAATGAAAATCGATAGTTTATTCGATTGTAAAACATATAAATTCAAACCTAAACATTCATTGAATTATATTCAACAGTTTAGAAAGAATAAAAAATACAAAAGTTCATTTCAGATGATGAAACGCTCTACTGAAGAATTAAGTTTTTTACAACCGGAAAATTATGTTTTACAATTCATGGTTAATCGGAGTGTAGAAACTTTTGTATTCTCAATATTTAAAGATAAAGATTCTTATTTTTTAACAGATAAGCAATCCATCTTACGTTTTCACAAAAAAGAAAACGCATTAAAATATAAATTTGGAAAAATCTATAATAAAAACTATATGAGTAACGAACGTCTCGATTATTTCTGTTATCAATTTGACAGGATAAATAAAACCGATACACTAATGGATTTTATAAACAATGCATATAGTTTTGGGAAACGAGTATATGTATAGCAAATTGTTTGTTAATCTCGGATACAACTGTTTATTGACTAAATTTGCTCGCAATTGTGGATTACCAATACTCGCATTTAATAATATATATTTGCCTGAATTTAAAGACGTGATTCATTTTTTGGAAACTGATTTTGAAGATTTTATTTCTCCTGACGATATAGTCATTACTGAAAATTGGCAGAATTTGAATTGCGAATATGATGGCGATTTAATTTTAAGCAAAAGTAAACAATGGTGTTTTAGACATTCGCCGTATATTATTAAAATGATTGCCGAAGAAAATGGTGATGTTATAAAAATTTGTGATCGGATAAACAGAGAAATAGTGGCCGATTGGATGAAAAATATAAAAAATACAGAATCGTTATTTTGTAGAGTTTTGAGATCTTCGAGAGACATAGAATATGTCGAACATAATTACGAATATATAGAACACCTAATTAAATCGTTTAATCCAAAAAATAAAATCATATATTTAAACAATTTGAGTATTACAAAAAAACTCAATATTCCAAGAGATTATATTTTTCACTTCAATTGCAATTTTATAGAATTACATAATCAAGAATATTACGATATGCCATATCAACAAAGTTCTATTTTACTGAATCGACAGTTTTTAGATTACATATCTAAAAATTTTATACCGATTAATTTTACACATGTTGACAATAAATTTATTCATAGTGATCTATCTGATGGTATATACGATTTCTTTTTAAATTCTGAGAACGAATTCTATAACAAAGCATTAGAAAAATTGCTTTCACATTATATCAATGCAAACGATCCTACTAAAGTTGAAGTTATTTTACTATGGTCAAAACATAAAACCAACGTTGTTTTTGATAAATGGCTGATGAAAGGTATAAAACGATTTTCCGAAAAATATTTAAATCCATTAAACTTTAAAAACGTGCGTTGTGTGAATAAACTATCTCATGAAGAGACACAATCGATAAACTGGGATGCTAAATGTTTGATTTTTGACGACATCATGTGGCATCATGATACTTTTTATGCAACAATTTGCAAAAAGAATACATATATAGATTTAACACAATTTGTTTTATTTTTATTAAAAAGGAGGTATAATTCTGATGAAAAATAAATATTCTGATTTGTATAAAAGATTAGAATCTCAAGAAGTTGGAGTTTATGCTAGTTCACAAGGTATGTTTGAAGAGAACACATCTTCTGAATCTAATGAACCTACAACTATCGGTGATTATGATGTGAATAAAGAAAACGATATTGATGATTCTAAGAGCTCTGAAGCATTAAGCGTTAAAGCGACAAAAGACGTTTTAAAGAATGACAAAATAAAAGAGAAACTTAAAAAGATGTCTGAAGATGCTAAGAAATCTGGTCTCAAGAATGTTACATCGAATACGGATTTTGCAAAATTCAACAAAGGAAAAGCTAAATACGATTCTTTGTCGAGAGTGTTGTTTTTTGATAGTGAAACAAAAATAGGAATGTTTAGAAATATTTGTGGAGCTGGAGGATTACATCTGTGGGCGAATATGATAAAGCAAAAACTGCATATAAAAAATCAAACCTATGATGTTACATGCGTGTTTATTTCCAAAGATGGAGATAAACTCGTTTTTAAAACATTATGTTCAATTAAAATCGGATAAGGAGATCGAAAATGTTTAAAACTATTTTACTTGTAAGTATTTTGGTTTTGTTGGTAGCTTTGATTTTGTTTATAATCATTGCTAGAAAGGCTTTTGTTGCCATGGGAAAAGGTATTAAAGATCTTTTCGTTAATTTAAAGAATATTTTTGTTAACTTCGGCAAAACAATTGTTGAAAGTTTCAAAAATATTGGTCGCACATTCGTTAATGCTTTTACAGCGATTAAAAACGCTTTTAAAGCTGTAGGTGACGGATTTGTTAATTTCTTTAAATCCATTGGCAACTTTTTCAAGTCTATAGGAACAGCTTTTAAGAATTTCTTCAAAGCAATTGGAGATTTCTTTATTAATCTTCCTAAGAATATTGCTAAATGCTTTATATGGGTAGGTAAGAAAATTTTGAATTTCTTTAAATTGATTGGTTTGTTTTTCGTAAATGTTTTCTTGTTCCTGTGGCAGTTCGAACAGCATTTGTATGCAGGTTTCTTGTTTTTAATAAACATTGGTGCTGTATATTCTAAGAGAGTGAATGGAGTTAAAGTATATTTTGCTAAGAGATTCCCGAAGAGTACTTCTATTTCTTTAGGAAACTTTTTAATCTTTGCAGAAAATACCGATCCTGAAACTCATCCTGAATATTTCGACGTTACGACAAAAACAGTTATTCATGAATATGGTCATAGCATTCAATCAAAGATATTCGGACCGATTTATGTTCTTGTAATTGGAGTTCCGTCATTTATAACAGCAACAATTAAACGTATCTTTAAAAAAGATTCGGTGTGGTATCATAAACGTTATCCCGAGCATTGGGCTGATGTATTGGGCGAAAAATATGTGCGCAAGTACGCGAAATAAACAATCGTACGAAAATTGTTATTCTATTTTAAGCACAGAGTCGGAAAACGCAGATAAAAAATATTTTGTGTTTATCCGACTTTATGATTGTGTTTACAAAAACCCATTATGTGCTCCTGCTATTTTGGATCATGGAATTAAATTTGTTTCAGATGACGTCAAATCTGCTCACATGAAATTTAATCATGCTTCTATAAATACTAATCTAACGGATATGTTTTATGGATTGACTGCAACTGGCGGTGACTGTTCTTTGAAATTTGAAACCTGTGAATCTGAAGGTAAAACTGGCAATGACTTTATGGATGCTTGTAATCCTAAAAAGTCAAAGTTTGGTGTTTTCTATACAGAACTTTCTAAGAAAGATTATGAAACATTAAAATCGGTTTTGTCTTTAGGAAAACAAGAATGTAAATATGATATTTTGTTGAATGCTAAAATGGCTGGGTATTTCTTGGTCCAGAAAGTTAAGAAGTTATTTACAAAATCTAGCGAAGCTTTAAATCTTAAAGATGCTTCTTGGAAAGGCCAAGTTTGTTCAACTTTCTGTGCATTCTGTTTAAAACAATTATCGAAATTCAAAGATAAAATTTCCGATGAAAAGATTTATGATCCAGATGCTATAGTTAACAATTTAGGACTAAAATTGTTATGTACGGGTATATGGTCAGATTATTCTACGGATATTGAGAAATCTATTTCGAAACATCCCGAAATGAAAGAATATTGGTCCAAAAAGATAAAATAATCGAGGAATTTAGATGGTTTCTAAAGAAAAATTCAAGCAGATTCGTGCTAAGTACGAAAAAGTTATCTTGAGCCTATTCAATGAACTTGATGAAACTGGTTACAATTCTGAAGTGTATAAAAACACTTTTAAGAGTATGTCTGATGCTCAGTTCATTAGTTTGTGTAAGGCTTTAGTAGAAAAAGACGATTTCATATTTAGTCTAGAAATGAATCAATTTGATAAGACTGCTTTAACACTGGATAGAATTAAACAGATTGCTGATAAATATAAGGTTAAGCTTGTTGAATATGTATTTATGCCTTTTAGAAATCCTAAAGGTGCACCGATGTGTTCTTTAACAAGAATCCCGATTGTTTATTGTCAAGTACGTCGATTCTTCCAACAGATGTTGCAGCACAAGAATGCTATTTCAAACAATAACTCTAAAATAAATCCGTTGACTGGTCAAGTTATAAATGAGGATAAAACTTCATCTACAACTAATATTCAAACATATGCTCTTTCTGTAACCAACAGAAACAACGCTTTGAAAGAATATCTTGGACCTAGATCGGATGATGTTGTTGCTAAACAAGATATGTTGACACAGATTGAAAAGACCGGAAGATTCAGACTTGAAGATACAAATCTTCAGACACACAATAAACAAGCCATCAATACAGCTGAGGTTTTTGCTAAAGCTGCTGGCGTCGTTATGGAATTCTCTGGTAATGATTATACTATCGATGTGTGAAATTTTTAATAAAAAGTGGGATTTTGTCCCACTTTTTATATATTTTTTTACAAAATAACGTACATTTGCATATATTTTATAAAGAAAGCAGCATTTTCAAACATTTTTTTACTTATATATTCTATAAATGCTAAATAAACTCAAAATGGAGGTAACATATGGAAATCATACAAAATTACGGTTTTAACAATGTGCGGCGGCCGAGTGGACAAGGTGTGAGAGTTGACGAAAATGGTGATGAAATTGCACCTATGGGTGACATGACTCAGTCTAAAGAATTCCTTGAAGCTTTTGGTCCGGCAGCTGCTGCGGCGTTTGGTTCTAAAACCGCTCGCAACAAAATAACTGTTATTCATGATGCTTCAACTGTTCGCCAAGTTAAACAGGTTGAAGAGAAAGAAGAACAGGTTAACGAGAACGATGTGATCGAAGGTAATCCGATCGAAAATAAATAATAAAGGAGATTAAAATGGCAGACAAAACATCCATCGATGATTTGTTTGAATCTGACGACGATGATTACACCATTGAAACTGATGGGTCACCAGAAGATGACATCGATCTTGATGACGAAGACTACAGTCAGTATCTTGTCGATGACACCGATGAAGTCGTTAATTCAAAAACACCGGTAGAAGAAAAAACATTGGAAGACGAATTTAATGAACTAAAACAACAACAAAGTCAGAAAACTGAAGAAACTCCAGTTGAAACACAAACTTCTGATGAAGAAGAAATCGAGAAAACAGAACAAAAACTTACAGATGATGAAATTTTGGAAACAACTACGACTTCCGATGATGTTATCGAAGAAACCGAAGATGAAAACGGTGACGTTGTGAGTGAACAGGATGTTGCTGCTGAAGAAATCATCGATGAATCGAATGAAATCGAAGATGACGATGAACCTGCTGATGAAGCTCCTGAAACCGCCGATGACGATAAAACTATCGCTGAAATCATTAACGAAAACAAAGAAGAACCGGTTGTTGAAGTAAAACAACCCGAGGTTATAAAAGCAAACACAGATGAATACTTCGAAGCTCTTAAAGAAAATGTTGGTACAAAACTAAATGGTGTGACGGACGAAGAAGAACGCTACGCCTACAACAAGTTGATCGACATGTTCCGAGAGCAAGTTCAAGCGTATTTTAAGAAATACCATGAAACTGATTTGGTTAATTACATTACATATCATGCCACACCGGAAGACAAGCAAATGTTCAAGGAAATTTATATCCGAGAATATTGCAAGTATTCATTGGCGATTGATTTTGAGAATGAATTGGCTGAATCTAACTTGTGGGTTATTGCCGCTGGTAAGTTTGCTGATCAAATTGAGTTTTTGAAGAGCGTTGGTCAAATTCAATCAAGTGTTGAAGTTGAAGACAACATGAATGACTATAACTCAAAGATTATCGAAGACAAACAGGTTGCGATCAATCGAGAGTACAAGAAAACTCAAAAAGAAAAGTTTGACAAAATCGCTTTGGACAGAACTGTATTTGAAATTGACGATTCTGAAGACAACAATTATTCTATCTTCGATGACAAACGTTCTCTCGAAGAAGAATTCAGTGAATCTAAATTCTTCAAAATTCACACAGAAGTTATGAAGAGTGATAGATATGCTGATATGTCTAAGGTTCAGTCAAAGGTAATTTGTAATGAAAATACAGCTTACCATTATATGATCGACTACAGCACTGGTGTTCGTGTATTTTGCATTGATACAAAAGATGTAGATCAATATCACACAAATCCGATGTTGACAAGTCGAAGAATTCCTTTCACATACCCCGAAAGAGCAAGAGACTTCAAGTTGAGAATTCTTTATTCTGATGACGCTGAGAACAGAACAGTTTCAGTAGTTCATTCGTTGAAGAAACTCATTGCTTACGAATTCTATAAAGATCGTTACAAGATTAAGATTAACGGAAATTATGTTGTAGCTTATACAACAGAACCGCAGTGGGTTGAAATGTTCGAAAAGGGAGATCCGGATTCAAAGAAGCCGGATAACTCAACATATTACTTGACAAAACCGTCAAATATGTGTATCGGAATTATTATCTTGAATAAGAAAACATTCCGTGACAGACAAACAATTCGAAGAAATCAAATCGCTCGTGATATTGGCTATGCTGAAGAGATTGCTAATAGTGAAGATTATGATATTCAGTTCTTGTTGTCAGCAAGAATTATTCGAAATGATTTGAGATTGAGAAATCCGACATTGCCTAAGGAAGACAGGTATGTTGAATATTGTATCGTCCAGTACACAGAAGCGAATCCGGTTATTATAACTGATGGTTTGCAAACAATTATTGCTTGTATTATAAAAGAACATCTTGAGAATTATGCTCCTGGAACACCTTATTCTGTCACATTCGAATACGATAAAGACAGTTTGGTATCTCCGGCAGTAATCAGACTTCTCGATGAACACGATGGTCTTGAGCCAGCGTATGGTCAGAGAGTTAGTTCTCCGGATGTGGATGGCCAATTTACACTGCCACCTTCTAGGTTGAAGATGGATGGTGTATTCCCGTTTGAATACGGAAGATTGGATAAACGTAACTTCTCACCTGTAACGATTCAGAGGAAATATCCTTCGGATCTTTGGAAGAAGTATGATTTGTCTACACGTGATGGTAAAATTGCGTTCATTCGCTCTCGTGGTTTCGAAGAGTTCTTACATCCGAGACCTGTAGTGTTTGATGTTATGCCTTACGCATTAAACTTCATCGAACAAAGCGAAACAACAGCAAATATCATCAAGGTTTCATTACCAATGCTTGCCGATAGGAATTCTTATGACCACGATCTCATGATGCATAAACAGAATGAGTTGTTGTATAAGCAGTCTCTTGGCAATACACCATATGGTAATTTCAAACTCTTTGTTATCGAAGCTGTCAATACATTTATTGACACTTTGGCAGAGAAAAACAATCAAAACTAAGGAGACACACAAATGTCTGTAAATAATATTGGTGGACAAAATGTCTATGATCCATCGAGGAGAATAAAGGCCGCTTTCGGTGCTCAGGAGGCGGCCGATCTTCATGCTGAAGCGGTTGCTCGCATGACACAGGCTATGAACTCTAATGCGATTCGTAATCGCACAGAGTACGTAGATAACAGCGGATTGGAAGCTAATGATCGTATTGCTGACATGGTTAAGAACATTAAGCATACGAATCCGAGAGTTGAACGTCCCGACATTCCTACAAGCGCCACAACAGAAAATGGTTCAGTCAATGTTGACTATATCAAATTCCGTGGTAGTTGTTTGGGAACAGCTTACAAGAATTGTGAAGAAATGAACTTGAACGAAAATTCGTTCGATAAGATTCTGAAGAATTCCGTAGGTGTAACTACAAAGTCATCAACTCCGGTTTGCATTGAGCAGCTCGGACGATTGGCTGGTAAGAATGTTTTGGCTTGTATTGTTACAAACAGTCTCGATACAACATTCGAAACATCAAAGAATGTGAAAGCAACTGCTGGAATTGCCACAGCTGCAACAATTATCGATTCATTAACAACAACTGCACTTGCTGGTAACCAGACAAGAATCAAGAACATTTTCGACACAGTACACATGACGCCTGCTGAACTTCAGATGGTTCGCAAGGTTGGACTTGTTGAAAAGTTGAAGTATGGACTTCAGCATGCCGCAGCATCAGTTATCATTCCGTCTGCTATTAAGTACGGAATTAACAAGACAGCTCCTGAATCACTTAAGAACAACAAGGCATTTAAATATGCTACATCATTTGGTGTATTGAGTGAACTTGGTAAGTTCTCATTGCACGGAATTCGCAAAGTTGGAGAAAAGAAACTCAAAGCTAAGATGGTAAATGAAATGTCAAACGTTAGTTTGCCTACAACAAACAACGAGCCATGCAAAGCTTACAAGACAATCGCCAAGTATGCGGTAAATCACATCATTAATGAATCAATTGATGATACATTTGCTGGTACTGTTATTGGATCGGTTTTGGGATATTCTGAAATTGAATATGAAAGTGGTGGGACCAACTCTACTGTCAAAGCCATTGCCAATTTCCAGAAAAATGCAGCTACGCCGGCTGCTATCGTCGAGTAAGAGAGACTCGAACGATGAAACAAACAAAAAATTGTTTGTATAATATATCAAAATAAAGGAGTTCTACAAATGGCTGTTAAAGAAAACATTGATGACATTGAGATTGGTAAGGAAGCTGCTACAAACAACGACTTCGCTGAAACACAGTATGATGAAAACATGTCTGCTGCGATTTCAGACGAAGATCTTGAAAAAGCTGAACGTCTTAGAGCCCGTAAGACGAACATTTGGACATTCATAACAACTGGTGTTATTAATTCGATTCCGATTCTTACAGAAGTAATTCGTCAGAAGAAGAATCATGCGCCGGTGAAGGTTTCAAGCAATTCAATTGTAAAGTTGGTATCATCTTTGGTAGTACCAAGTATTTCTGTCATTGATTCAGTTTGTCTGAATGGAAAAATCGATTCTACAATTAAAAACAAAGTCGGCGTACAATTGTCTGATGTACGAAACATGGTGAACATCGTTCATTCATATGCGTCGACACACAATGTCATCACCACATACGTTCAAAACCAAACTGCCATGGCTAAGGGTCAACCTGTAACACCGGTATTGCCGACTGTAAAGGAAGAAGCGATTGTTACAAACATTACAACGATTGCACCTTATATCGTCGGCAAGTTCACAGATTCAAAGTTGACATTCACTGAAAAGTGTGCATCAATTGTACCGATAAAGATTTTTGGTGGTTGGGTACGAAGATTCGTTTCAACAAATCCGAAATTGCAAGAAGGCTATAACGTTTTGACATCAGCTGTCAAAGTTGTCGATTTCACAAATAAGACAATGGGTTCAGCTGTACGTTCAAACAACGGAATGGCCAAAGCATCAAATCTCAATAACACAGTTGGTTCAGCTATCGATTTCTTGACTGACGCTCTCGGTCAGAACCGCGGAAACATTTCACGTTATGGAATGAATCCTGGATATGGATACGATGGCTGGAATGGTGGAAACTCTTTTAGGAACTTCTAAGTAAACGACGAATTGTGAATAGATAATAAACTGTCTATTCACGTTCGCCATTTTATTTTTCACTTTAAAAGAGGTTTTTAGGAATGGGAACAAAAGTTTTACGTTACCAAAATCAAGAACTTATACACTATGATCAAGTCCTAAAAGGTGAAGCCGTTACACTTTACAACAAAGAAGGTGTAAAACTTGAAAAAAAGAAGATTGTGCCACAAGAAGGTGGAATCTATTCTAATCAAATTGAATCTTTGGTTGAAGACAGTGTGGATATAAGTGAATATTCTTGCTCTCCAACATGCCGACACTTAGTTGGTCGTATTTGGGAAGGAGTAGAATGTCCAATATGTCACCAGGTTGTTAAAAACAACTACGCTGTTTCATTTGATAGAAACGGTTGGATTAATCTTGGAACGCATAAAATTATGCAACCTGCAGCTTTTGCTAAGGTTCAAGATTTGATCGGACCTGCTAATCTCACAAACATTATCGATTTTAACAATAACTTGGACCTTCAGGGAAATGTTATTATCGGTTCTGACGAAGTAGATAAGAAACACCCGTTTGCAAAAATAGGAATGACTGAGTTCTATCATCGTTTTGACGAAATCATTCGTTTCTATGGAAAGCAGAAACACAAAATGGATGATGCCGAATTTATTCTAAGATTTAAGAACAGAATTTGGTCTTCCAAGATTAATGTTTTGTCTCAGTCATTGAGACCTGCATTTATCAATTCTGCAGAAAAGACATTCCGTTTCGATTCAATCAATACTTCATATTCGACAATCATTAACAATGCTTCGCTTATAGCGAAAGCAGAAATTACAAATCAATACATGAATATCAACAAATATCTATACACTATACAAATGGAGTTGTTTAAGTTGTATGGATTGATTCTTCAGAAACTTGATGGTAAAAAGAAATTGCCTAGACGTAAGATTAAGGGAACAAAAGTTTCTTGGTCTTCACGTATGGTTATTACTGCAAATACTGGTGATAATTATGGAATTGACCATGTTGTCATCTCATATAAAGCCTTCTTGGAACTTTACATTTATGAAATAATGAATTGTTTCAAACGTGGTGTTGTAACAGACTATTTTACAGATAAAACCATGTACGAAATTGCAGAATGGCTCGATATTGAAAAGTATTCAAGTCGTGTTCATCCAGCTATATACAAGGTAATGAAATGGCTGTTGGAAAACCACGAAGATGGCTTGTATTGTTTGGTTAACCGCCCGCCGACGATGGACTTAGGTTCATTGCAGATGCTGCGTGTCGTTGATGTATCTAACAACGCTAAAACGTATCATATGGAAGTTCCATTAACATCACTGATAGCATGGAATGCTGACTTTGATGGTGACACGTTGTCTCTTTATAGTATTAAAGAGAAGTGTATTGTCGATGCATTTAATGCTGGATTCAATCCGAGAAACCTCATTGTTAATAAGGTTTCTGGATACAAAATTTACAACGATGCATTCGGTTTACCAAAAGATTTGGCTATGTTCTTGTATGGATTTGTGCCTCCTACAAGCAATAAAGTCAAATGTATAGAAAGCGCATAAAGGAGAAAAAATATGATTAACTTGGATAAATTGTCTTTCGATGATTTGATGAACTTGAAATGTCTTAGCGACGACATTGCGAGTCTCGGAAACAACACCCACTACAATCGTGCTCGTCGTTTGTCAGTCATCTTGTTTGCCAATGGTGAAATTCGTGAATTTGTTACGAACGTGAAGTTGAATCTTGCCGAATTCCATGATGGACTTAATGAAATCTTGGCTAAGTATAAAGCTTTGTCGGGAACAAAGACAGAAAATGTCGCCGAACTTGTAAAGGAATGTGACGATTTCATGATGAAAGCCAGGGCGAAGGTTTCGGGCGATAACGCAAAAACTATCTATTTGTGCCCTGTTACTGTAACAGAACGCATTGGTGACTTAATTGTTACTATGCGCTCTCTAATCAGACGTTGCGACCAGTTGTATGTTTGTGCTCAGACAGCGTTCAAGATTGAAACGCAGACTGAATCAAAGTATAAACCGGCCACAGCAAAATCTATCGTTTCTGAGTACGTTGGCGGACCTATGAGTTATGTCGACGAATGTGGAAATGTTGTTAATGGATCTGATCCGATGGAAAAGATGAGCAATGACAGCCATGTTGTTTGCAAGAACATCAAGGCTGCTAAAAACGACTTCATCTCATTGACAAATAAGTACTTTGGTAAAAACTCCGAGTTCAAGGACTTGGACGTTATGAGTAAGATCTTGTAAATCTACTTTTAAAGAACCATAGACTTTTATCTATGGTTCTTTTTTTTCAGGAGGGTATGCTGTATGGCATTTTTTACTGATGATTTAGATAAATCATCCAATCTATGTGAAATCGATCGTTATTGTCATTCTATTTTTCTCGATTGTGTTTCTAAGAATTTTGATAATAAAAAGTTGGGAATTAGTTTAGATCCCATTGCGAAACTTCAAAATGAATATTCTTTGAAGAATTTCATTTATGATATATATTGCGAGTTCAATAAATATTTGGATAGCAAGAAATTTGTGTGTGTTATAAAAAAGATTTACAAACGCAGTATTGAACCTATTCTTAAAGATTACATAGTTCGTCAAATGCAGCAGAATAAATCTGTTGAAATTAACACAGTAGTACCTACGTGTGTTGCATATTTATCTGAAAATTATCAACTTTTTAATAAAGAGTTTAATATATTCAAATTTATCACCAAATGTTCATTTGTTGATATTGCTAACACAACAAAATCTATTAGCATGCGTTGTGCTTGGTACAATATGATACCAAATGAAGATTTTCATAATATTTTTATTCGTTTGGTAATCGATATTATTTCGTATGTTTTATTTAGAAGATCGTTTATCGTTCTTTTCACAATGAATAATAAATATACAAAACACATTTATACGGATGCATTAAATCAAATAATGATTAATGCAAACAATGTTTCTCATTTGTTGCAGTGTTTTAATAATGCTGATTATGAATTGAAAAATGCAACGAGATATGAAACTGATTCTGAAAAGAACTATGAAACATTTAAGAAGATTATAATGGATACGTTTGTTTCCACTAATCGAAATATTAGTGCAGCTATCCAGAATATTCTTTCGAAAACAAATTATGCTGATATGATGCAAGAGTATAGTGCTTGTAGAAATAAATATGAAGAAGTATTGACGAATTGCTATTCTTACACAAATATAGTGTGTGCTCTAGAAAGTGCAAACATGGCAATTCTTTCATATAATTCAATGAGTTCCCAAATAACGAAAAATTATGTATATGGACTCAGTGTAAATAAGGAGAACTAACGTTATGAAAGATATTATTCAGCTTAGCTATTTTGATCCGAAAAAAATTTCATCGAATAAACCATCTAACGATTATTTTAACGACACATATCGTAACATTTATGAACATACATTTAAAATGCTTACAGATTCTGTTTATTTTAACAATGTTGCTAAAGTAATGTATAAGAAGTTTCTCGTAAATAATCTCGAACCTGTTGCGAAGAATTTCTATGACAAAATCGGTCCGAATATCATCAACTACTTCAGTGAACATGTCTTTGAAGACATATTTGCTGTAGCATTCAACGAATACCTGATGGAAAGCAAGTATTTGTCAAAACGTATTCGTGTTTTAGTTGATATTATCATTGCTCAGAACAAAAACCACAAATATGTCATCACTGGTCAAATTTCTAACACCAACGGAATTGTTTACGGATGTCGTTATTCCGATTTGTATAAAGAACTGCTCACTGTCGATTTATTCTTCTGTGAACGTGGTGGTGATAATTGGAAACCTGTAACTAATAAAACTGGGATGTATGATGTCTGCGAATTGTGTTTTGCTTCAGATGAAAAGTCTGGTGGAACCTATATAGTAAACTTAAAACGCGAATTGGAAAAACTTGCAAAACATTGTATAATCAAGTTCCTTGAGTACAAGTTTGTAAAGTTTTACATCAAAGATGTTGCTAATAAAAATCGTAAGTATTTGCGTGAGATTTACACAGACATTGAAGCTTTCCGTGTTCGCAATGCTTCCACATTAATCGAACACACTCAAAAAATCATAAGAAATATTGAGAATACCATATGCTTAGATATTCGCGATAAAATATTCCCGACAGAAAATTTGAACATCGATGTTTTAGTATACTTTATCACTACGCTCAATGATATAAATATTGACATTGCCAACAACATTCTCAATGGCGAATCTTACTATAAGAAACTTGCTAAAATAAGTGATGCATCCACATCTTGGATAGCTAAGAATGGATCGATTTACGAAACTACAAAGTCGAATATTCTATCAATGTCAGTATATTCGACAAACAAGCTAGCAAATACGTTTATTGATCCTGAAGTCGCACAAGATTTAACTGGAAAAGTCGTTTCTTCATTGTTGCCAATTATTATGACGCCTATGTGTGATATCTATCAGTTATATGATCCTGAAGGTGAAGAACATTTGAATAATCAATCATTTGCGAAAAACATTATCTCGTTTGTATTACAAAGTCTTAAACAAGAAATTGCTGAAGTATACAACGGAAAAAAATCAATTGAATATTTTTATAATTTGAACATGGATGCGTTTAAGAACCAACAACGTATCAAGATCGAAAAAATGATTGAAACAACATATCCTGATGAAACCGCTGAGAAATTAGACGACATCAAGAAAAAGACTATGGATCGTGTGTACAATCTAATTAAATTGATATATACATACATTTTGGAACATAATATGTGGTGTAAAGAATTGCTTAATCGATGGGTAGATATAACCAATGAAAAAGCAGTTGAATATCTCGATTTGAAACAGATATATCGAGATTTGTTCAGTACTGTTGAAACTGCCAAGAATAATTATTCTGCTCAACATACACATTATAGCCACTATTTGGACAAAATTGTGGATAAATATGTTATAATTTAATAAATAAACTGGGTCAAAAGACCCAGTTTATATTTTTTAGTCAAAAACAATACTATATACTTTTTACTATAAATATATGTATATTTGGAGTCAATATGAGTGTTAATATTGAAGAAAGCAATTACCGAATAGTGAGAAACCACGATCCACAGTTTCAAGCTATGACTCGTGTTACTGACGCGAATAACGTTTACGATATTAGGCAAGAGTATATTAAAAACGGAACAACTCGAAATGACTTTTTGTCACAGAAAGAGTACTACGATAGAAACGTTGGTATTCTTAATGACGGTAAATACGTCGATATGTCTAAATTTTTTACTGAAACAGTTAGACTTAGTGACAAAACAGTTACTGGAAAACCCATTAAGTATTTCAAGTTTAAAACGAATCATGTGCTGAATGAAAATGTAGTTTCTCATATCAAAGACACATATATTGACAAAACAAATGTCAAAACGATATATGACATTCGCACAGATACAGCTTTAGACGGAAAAGAAACATATTCTATTGCAGAAGAAAAACTTCTGATTGAAGATGATCAAAATTCTTATCCGTTACAGCGAGCAGATAAGCTTGCTATTTACGAATTGGATTCGTTATTGATTTATGTAAATGGTCGTAAGATTCCAGATAATGAAGTCTTTATATACGCAGGTAAATCGTTTACTGATGTTTTTATTCCTGAGAAATACATACCTGGCGAGTTAGAAGATTCTAATTCTACTATCGATGCTGTTTTTAATATCGATTATCGACAACCTGGTTCAGAACTTTTGTATTTCAGAGATACTGTCTCTGGAAGTTCATTTACCATTGATTTTAACGATACCAATCGCTATCAATATCGTTACGATAGATCGCCAATAAGCAAAATAAAGAAAGAACACGTTATTGTTTTTGTTAATGGTAAATACGTGAATGCTAGTGATATTGAAATCTCTAAAGAAAATAATACAATGACTGTAAATATGCCATCTGTATTGTCTGATGATGACGTAGAATTGTATGTTTTAGGAAACATTGTTTATAGACATAAAACACCAGACATTACACAAATCAATAATGAGGGTACAAGAGTTCATTTTTATCTACCCGATGATTATTTTGTCGATGTTCTTTCCGGACCTATAACAAAATCAGCCATTTCTTTCTATTATGATGGTGAAAGAGTAGATGATACAAAGATAATTCAAACTTCAAGATTTAGTTTTGAGTTTGTTATCGACAAAGTCACTTACGTTATGGTTGATACCTCTCAAGGTTTTAACTCAAATATCAAATATTACGTTCGTGATGAACTGTACAATTACCATTATGCTGGCGATATAACAAGCTTTGAGGAAGGTAGACTTTATTTTAAAGCCGTTCCATTGAAAGCATTTGATGAAACCAAGATTGATTTTTTCATTGAAGACATTGGATTTAAGATTGATGAATATGGTTTCACGACATATGGCGATGATTATTATCTTTTGAACATGCTTGGTGTTAAGCGTTGTGTAGACCGAATGAAAGGTTCTTACACATACTCAGTGTTTGATAAACCATTGTATGATATAAGTTTCAGAGAAGTGTTGTCTAAGAATGGAGATCTTTTTGATGTTGAAAAAGCTATTGCTAAGTACAACATGATTAAGAACACATTCCGCTCACCATTTGATAAAACCAAGTATTTGATTCAAGAACGTCCTACGTTAATACGTCGTTTATTTGAACAGTTTAAGAATCCGTCTAAGAAAGCTATTGTTTATGGTAATGCTAAAGATGTTATTCTCTCATCTGTTACGAAGTTTAACGAGCAAGGATATGAAGAATATTCTTATGACGAAAATGGAAATAGACGTTCTACTGTCAAACCTGAAATTTACTATAAAGTCTATGTGAACCATTTGCTGATGGATTCCGACAAATTTACTATTGATCATGAAATTGACCATGATGTCATTACTATAAAGAAAGAAGTATTATTGCCAGGAACCAACAGAATAGAACTTTTCCAGTTCGACCTCACATATAAAAGCAAAACAATTTTCAAAGATAATGTAAATAATGGTACTTTTGAATCTACTGAAGATGAAAATGGTAACAAGTATTTCATTAAGACATATAATTTCTCAGATCTTCCATTTGATTCCGACATTTTGACAGATGATATTTGTGCTATCGAACAGGTACGTAAAGAATGGTTTGGATCTGAAGATGACGAATTCTATTATTACTATCCTACAGAAGAAAACATTGGTTACAGACCACCAAAGCAATTTAGTGTTATAAACCGAACAGAAACGACAATTTCTATTAGAATATGTTTGCATTGTTTGGAAGAAACAGGCGGTTCGTTCTTCTTAATGGGTAAGCAATACAATGTCGTTGAAGAAAGGACTTTTGATAATTCAGACTGTACCTATATGGAACAGAATGACTTGATGATTCCTATCTACACAACTTATGTTGAATATGGTGTTGATGCTTCTGGTCATAGAATACCTGTGCACATTGATGATTTTATACCATACATAAACAACTCTGAACCAATCATAACTATTGATGGTAAAGAACAGATATTTGGAAAAGATTATACATTTATTAATCCCGAAACAAATAATCAAGTTACATCTTCATACATCATTCTTAAGGGACAACCTAAGGATGAAAGCAGATTTGTAGTTCAGTTCAACTCGTCAAAAACCAATATCTTGATTGTTGGTTATGATGATTTGGAAATTGAAAATCGTTATGGTTTGGTTTATCTATCAGAATTACCATATCCTGTTTCACCAGATTACATGAACATTTATGTTAATGGTGAGAAACTTTCTAGTTTCGATATCGATATTCTATCTGATAAACTTGTTAGATTTAAGAATATTACTAGACCAATACGATCTATTTTGGTTACAACAAATTCTCAATATAAAAATTCAGAATTGCAAGATTTCATAGATCTTTATCATCCTAGTAAATTCGAATTGCTTCTCGAGCAAATATTCTGGAATTGTGACCCGTCAAAGAAAGTTGATGCTAACCATCCGGATGTTGATATGGTTTACAAAGTTAATCCATATTATTCAGAGTTTACAGGTACAGAGATCGAAGATCTTGAAGAATTCAAAACAAACAATCTGTTCTATGTCGAATATATAAATACAATTCTAGAAAACTCTTACAAATACGATAAGAACACAATTTACGCAACAGAATTCCCGAAGCCGAAACTTAAAGACGTAGGTGATGAGAATTACGAAGCAAAACTTGCTGCTTGGGAAAAGGCTAATCTTTTCTTTGATGCTTATAAAGGCAATCATGGATTAGAACCTTATGTCGATTCGATTTTGCAAGCAGAAAATCCGTTTGAAGACAAGAGTTTATCATTTGTTACGGATACCTTGGAAATAATGTATCTAAACTGGTTGGCTAGAAGTAAGAAAACTCGTACTTATGGTTGGAAAGCCGATGATATTGATTCTAAGGTTTTGAAATTCTTCTCTGTATATGAAAACACGATTATTGACAATCGTGTAGATATTGTTGTTGATTCTGGTAGAACTTATGATGGTTTGAAACCCGAAGTAATTAATGAGATTTATCAAATTGATGAAAACGGTCAAATCATTGTAAAATATCCAGGATTATCATTCAATAAGAAACGTCAATGGTTCTTTGAAACTATGCTAGACGTTATGTCAAAATCTGAAACACCAGATGAATATCAGAACAATCCTGAAACTGGAGAAAGTCCAATAATTAAATCAATTTGTTTGCATAAAAATTCAAACATTTTGTATCCTGTAGACATCGATGGTATTGGATCTGATAGCAATGGTGTAGTTTGGACTGGTACAAATGTCGACATTTGTGCATCAGATACAACTCCAGATTTTGAAAACCAGCTACTATCTGCTGCGATTCGCGCAGAACAAAATATACGAAATAACCAATAGGAGTAATAGGAAATGAGCGATGATAATAGCCCTGACAGACAGGCATATCGTGAAGCATTAGAGCAAGGTCTTCATGGACGTTTTGCTGCTAATATAGCAAACATTCGTCTCTTTAAAGACAACCCGTACATTGCGGATTTGCCTGAAGCAGATAGAATTGAGCTAAATAAAAAATTGCTTGCACCGTTTAACGGAGAGCAATTCTATGACGATGACAAGTTCGTTTACGTTTGTAATGTCGTAAAGGATCCTGTTTCTAATGAGCAGAGATTTGTCTATACGTCAAAAGAAAAAGAAATTTATGAGAAACTTAAGTATTACGAAACAAAAGGTGTAATGAATCAGTTGCTTTCTGCTTATCAGAACGGAAAGGTATACAGGTTCTATTACAACAAGACTTCATTGACAATGTTCCCAAATGCTGATTTGGTATTCCCTGAGAACTACAATTCTTACACAATTCGTCTGCAAGGTCTTAATAGTGCTGAGCAATTTGTTTATGTTGCAGGTCAATTGAACGATGGCCAGATTTCCAATGTAAACATTCAGATGAAGGTCATTGAAGACGTTGCTAAGGGTACACGTTATCGCAGAATGGGTCCTGCTGAAATTTTTGCTACAGGCAATCCTGACAATCAATACGCTACAATTCAGAATGGATTCTTCTATGCTGTAGATTTCTTCGATGAACAGGGTCAGATTATTGAAACTAAGTTGTTCCAGGCTGTTGAAGCTATTTCTTATGATACACAAGTTCCTTCAGCTACAATCGTTGATTTGAAGATTTCTGTATTTAAAAACAATACAGAACTTAAGTCTAGCACGAATACATACTCGATTTATGCTGGTGAAGACTTGCAAGCCACTACAGCTTTGGCTGTTTCTGCTGTTTACAGTGATGGTACTCAGAAAGTTATTACTGATAAGCAGAATAATGGTTTGTCTATTGAAGGTCTTGACCATAATACGACTGGTATGCCAGAAGGTAGCATTGTTCCAGTAATAGTTACATATAACCCGACTGTCAATAGTGCTTATGAAACAATCGGACAAGCTATCACAAAAGAAATTTACTTCCAGGTAGTTTCTAACTCTTACACAGCTATCAAACAGGTTATTCCTGTTGTATGGAAGGATAATTCAAGCGATTTCATTATCGATTCTACAACTGGTGCTGTAATCTATAAACTCAAGGTTTATGGAATGTCATCAACAGGTGTTCTTGAAAATAAGACACGTTCGTTCTACGACAGCATGAAAATTGTTGTTCAGGAACAGTTGGCTGATTTTAAAGATTGCCCTGTCGCTTATGATCCTTATCAACAGTGTTGTACATTTGCATTCCCTGCATTTTCTGAAACTGGTCAAAAAACGTTCGAATTCGGTATGTATACTAATGGTAAATTCGAAAAGTATCGCTTTAATGTTTCATTCGGATTGGATCATCAGGATTTTGCAGATCGTCATGGTGAAATCGTTGGTCCTTGGATAACTACTGGCGAAAAGTATGGATACAAGGTTGGTGACGTATTTAAGAGTGGCGAATACTGTACATTGGGCAATACTTATAACAACAGTACAACGGTTTACAACAAAGCCACGATTACCGGTAGCATGGGCGTAGCATCAATGATCAACATTAAGACTTCTACTCCCGACACAAGACTTGCTAGTAGATACAGTAGATTGTATGACGATGGAAAATCTTATGACGCTGGAGCAATTCAGTTGTTCTCTGTTAAAGATAAGACTTGCACACCGTTGACACCGATTCACACATTTAACAGCGGCGTAACTGAAGTCAATGTTCCGGTCATCGATGATGATGGCGTCAGAACGATTATTAAGAACTTAAGCACACACGATTACATTTTGGCTAAGTACTACTACATTGACGCTGAGAGCGGAAACTCCAAAATGAATCACTTCGATGTTTACAGTGTATTTGTAACAAATATGTAATTGGAGGAATTTAGTACATGGCATCCGAAATAAAATTCGAATCTATTTTTGCTGGTACTCAAGCTTCCAAACAATTAGAACAGATGAAAAACGGGTCTGTAGTATTTGAATTTTACAATGGTATGGCACCAATTGCCTGCGATTTGGATTATTTGTATGCTACGACTTCGTTTAATCTGTTGTATCGTGTTAAAAATCTAGCGGCTGGTCGTGACGACAAAACCGGCATTGTTGGTGTCGATGTTGAACAGCCGCTAGCTGAATTGGCAAGAGCTAGTGCGGATTATCGTTTTATCGATGTTGTACGTGAACTTGCTTTTAAGTATGGTTTGAAACACGAATACTATAAAAACAAATATGGTAAATGGGTTGATGTTAGTGCAATTAGACCTTACTTTGGTTTACTTAATAAAACCAATAACATTTTTAGTACTTGGTATACTGGAATAATTGATGATAACCGAAAGGAAACGTCGATTTATACTAAAGTATGTGAAAATGCATGGCTTGATTTCCATATCGAGAATGACCCTTACCGTCGTTTGTGTGAAGTTAAAGACTTAAATGTCTTGCCAGAAGTTGATTATATCGTTAAAGATCTCTATTCTAATAGTGGTTTTATGCATCATATTTTGCGAGCAGATGGTACATATCATGAGGATGAAATTGAAAAGGTTAAGTTTACTCACATTGAAAATGACAGTGTCGATCAACCGAACAAATCTGACGCAATTCGTTTCTCATATAGCTTAGTATCATATGCTAATGGAGCATTTGACATTCCCGCTGGTGATTATAGAAACAATAATCACCAGTTGTTTGAAGATCTTAAAGTAACGTTCACGAATCCTGATGGAACTCCATATACTGACACAAAGAACATGCTTATCTCTTGTAATGGAGCATTTGTAGATTATGTTGCTGGTGAAACAGATAATACAATTTACATTCCAAACGTAGTAAAGTATGCTCAGTATCAGCATAAAACTGTAAAATCAGAATTTTTGACAAGCGAATACCGTCATTATGAAACCGATGGACATGGAAATAAAATAATTTGTTACGATATTCCTGAAAATGGATATGGTACAAACTTTGCTTTCGATATCAAAATAACTAAGTGGAAGGGTGTGAAAATTTCACACTTTACTGCTCCTACATCATCTGGATATTTCTTGAAATGTGAGCAAGACGAACCAACACACAGATTCTGGCTTAGAGACAAATTAACATTTGCTTATCCAGTATCAAAGAGTAATACTATTCTTTTGTGTGGAAATACTATTGTTGACAAAAAAGATTGGTCTGTAGATGAGTATGGTGACATCCATCTTGACAGTGTTTCTGATGAATGGGATATAGTGTATGCTAGAAACTACGCGAATGTGCGTGCGTATTTGAAACAAGTGATTGACCATGACATGGATGGTCCTAAGCTTAGTGACTATATGACAGAAGTCATGACACCCGAGTCAATCGATGAAGCATATGCTAAATATGAACAAGATATGGAAAATTGGATGGCTACATCTGGTGGTGATATGTATCACCATGCAATGTCTCCGTTCAATGTTACAGAAGCTCAGTTCATCAACCGCATATATACAATAGTGCGTTTTGCTCCTGAAGACGATGGTGATTACAAAATCGAAGTGTCTGAAGATACTTCAGAAATTGAATTGAATCGTCCTTTACGTAACACTTTCAGAAATAAAAATTGGAGTTCTGAAGACCTTGTTGTTGCGAACGGTTTAACATACGAATTCGTAAATCTTTTCGAAGACGTATTTACTGCTCCGATGACTTGGTATAGAACTACTGATGTTGGTATCTTTGATGATGCTTACGTTTATAAACTGAAAGTTATTAAGCATTTTAATGAACACGATCGCTTCCGTAAATTAAACTATTCAGAACTTACATATGGTCCAGTAGATTATCGTGATTACTATCGTAGATCTACAACTGGTGCTAAACTCTATTACAAGTTAGGAAAACTTACTGAATTTGCATCTAAATACATATTGGTTGACGCTGCAGGTATTGCAGCCGGTATGCAACCGGATATGGTATACTACACTATTGATCCTGATGACAATGAAAATTACATAAGAGTTCCTGATACCGCGACAGAGTTTGCTCCAAACAAGCAATACTTTGTACGACGATTTACAGAAGACTATTATATTCTGAAATAAAAAAAAGAAGGATGCGATATGCATCCTTCTTTATATTTAAAACAAACTCTGAATTAATGGTAAAACGAAGTTAACATAATTGTCACCTATTACCAAGTTAGAATCATTTGCTGGATCGTAATTTGGTGTATACACCATATGACCATCAATGTTGTATTTAAATTCATTTCGATGAAGAATATCTGCATAGATATTTTTATCGTCAGATGCAATATAATTCATTCGGAGTTTACTGAGTTTCTTGTAGTATTCTATTTTGTTTTCATATGTAAATTCGTTACATATACAACAAAGATCTTTTAAAATCTTTTTCACAAATGGATATTCATTGATGTACGGATCGTTTATTTTTGTCTGTATCTTAATTTTTTTCGTAATTCTATCAAACAGAATGTACGTATCTTTATTGATATAAAACAAACTTGTATATGAAACTTTGTCTTTATTTCTGAATTTTATGACTCCGTTGATAGTATCGATTGGAGCAATTTGATCCATTATGATAATGCTATCAGTTGTCGTTGCCAAAAAGTTTGAAGAATTTATTCTATTGTATTTCAACCATTGATTATAAATATCAACCGTTCTACGTTCGATTTCTTTTTGAATGTTTCTATCATTGATAAACAATTCATTTATATCTGCAATATATTCATCTTTAGTCAAACTTTTTAAGTAACCAAAACGTTCCGGATTTATTTGGGCGAGTATTGTCGGATACGCTTTGTAAATGTTGTATTCCACAATGTTTGAATTAACAATGTGAGTTTTTATATTATTATTAATGACGTTTTCGACTGTCATAAATTGAACCTCAGATAAAGAATATATAAATAAATAAAATTTAATTTATATTAATATATACTATTGATAATATTTTAATAAAAAAGGAGATATATTATGTACATGGACCAGACCGGAGTCAATTTTCAATTCGAAAATAATGGTAAAGAATATGTTGTGGTTTGCAAAACACAACAGCCTGGAGATATTTTTTTTAATGAAGAATCTTATAAAAAGTTGAATAAACTTTCTGATCTTGAAGATTTTGCTAGAAAAAATCCAGGAGCATTTGTAATAAATGATTATCCTGATGTTATCGACATCTACAAAAAAACTATAACGTTGATATCTTTTGATCATAATCTTATTGAAGAAACAAGAGCTAATAATCAGGATACACATTTGAAAGAACTCGGTAATTTAAGTTACTTGCACAAGTGCATTTGCGAAATCGATCAATATTATACTGGCAATCGTACTGGAGCATTTTATGTTTCTGTGATTATGAAAAACGTGTTCCCAAATATGTTTGCTTTGACTAGTAATTTTTCTAACGTGGACATTATTAGTCAAAACGTTAGTGAGCATTTGGTACAATCTGACGTACCGCTTGGATTCGGTACAAAAGTAACAGGAATTGTTTCGGCTAAAGCTAAACCATATCCATTCAGCGTTTCCATTGGACATCAAGACACTATATTCTTTTCGGATGTGCAACTTACTGTAGAAAACAATTCTTTGAAAGTTCATGCTATTTCTGTTAAGAAGATCATCGATCCTATCGAACACTATGAATGTGGTCAGTTGAATACTAGCGTGTTTATTGAGTTTAAACCTGTTAAAGATAAGTTGTTTACAAATGAAAACACATTTAATGAATTTGGAAGTTTTGTTAAGAGTAAAATGAACAACTCTGGTGTTACATCTGAAAAGAAATACGAATTCTTTCCAATTTTGTTAAAAGTTCATTGTACAGGTTCTATTTTGAAAGATGACAAACGATCTGCTACATATAATGCGGAAGCGATCATTAATGATATTGCTGAACAATTTGGATTTGGAAAATTCAAAGAAATTTGTAAGAATTTTACAGCTCGGGAATCAAATATCGTATATGATCCTGAGTTTAATAAGTCTAATTGCTTATATACTCTTGGAAGCTGGTTTTAAAAATGGCTAAAGAAAAAGAAGAAACAATTGAAGAACGAGCAGAACGTTTGGAAAATGAAGTTCGTGACTTAATTGATGTTGACAATAAAAAACCTAATGTGGTCGTCAATATCGACGATGATGTTATGAATGAAGATCCATTTGATGATCGTTACTTCATTAACGATGGAAATAAAACTGAGATTATTCAGTATTTTGAGAAATCGATTATACGTCCTTCTTTTGAGTATAAATGGTTTATCGATATGCTTAAAAGAACACTTGATGTTAAAGCGTGTGTGTTCTTTAAAGGTTATAGTATCGATAATGGTATGAAACTACAATTCCATCACCACCCATTTACTCTTTATGATTATACTGAAGCTGTTGTGAATAAACAGAAAGCAGAACATGAAGAAGGATTTGTTTATGAAAATGAAGTATGTAAAGAGGTTGCCAAACTACATTATCGTCTTATGGTAGGTTTGGTTCCCCTTGATCCAACTTCGCATCAACAAGTGCACGATCATGTGTTGGATATACCACCACAATTGGTTATTGGGCACTATGAGAAATTCTTTCAAGAATATAATGAATTTATTCCAGAAGAAACCAAATGTAAATATACAGATTGGTTAACTACTAATCATGACGCAGAATTGGAAGTTCCTAGTAACTTTAAATACAAACCTACTATTATTAATGCTTTTGAAAATAGAAATGCTGTGACTATTGAACAAATTGATAAAATTCTTTTGGAAGATAAAATGTCTAAAATAAATAACGAATATATTGCAAAACTATTAAGTGAAGATAATGGAGGAAAGAAATGATACAAGTTTTTAATAAAAAAGAGCAATCAATAAGTGTATTAAGATATTCTTTAACAGAAATTCAAGAATTAAAAGATTATGTAAACCCTGTTAACCGTGAAATTGTCTATGATCATGTGACGGGTTTGCCTAGTGTAAAAATAGTAACGAAAAGTGGCAAAATCGTTCAGTGTAAATCTGGAGATTATATCGTTCATGAAACTGTTATGGTTTGTGGAAAAGAGTATGATACCTATGAAGTTTATACTGAAGAAGAATTTGCTAAACATTTTGTTATACCACACAAAACCGAAGAAAAGAAAAATGATGAGGATGAATATTCGTCATATGGTAAATATATACTTGCGGATATTCATTCTGTGTATGCTAAACTCATTTCTGATGATAAATATGAAATCATTGATCGTGCTACTGGTGTAAAGATGGTTGCTAAAAAAGAAGATTTTGAAAAGCGAGCTATCCCAGATGTATATACACATCCGATGATTTTCACTTCTGTTCAGTATGAAGATGATAAACTTAGCAAAGAGAGTATTCAATATGGCGACAAGAATTAATTTTGATGACTATCCAAAAACAGAATTGGAATATAGAAGAATGCTTCATATTCTAAAAATGCCACCAGAAGCTATTCCGTGTTTGATGACTATGTATCGGAAATCAAATGAGATAACCGATACATATGGTGACAAAACAGTCATAGATAATCCTAATGGTGGAAGAATCATTCGCAAACCTAAGAGCAATAAGAATGTTGAATTACCGTTCTACGATGCAACTCCTTATGGTATCGAAAATTATAAAATATTGCTGCCAAAGCAATATTCGTTCATTAAGAAAAAGAATTCCGATGAACCTGATATTGAAACGATTTACAATATTTGTGTATGTATGAAAAACATTCACTTCTGGTTCTTATTGACATTCGATCAAAAAATTATGGTTTATCGTACATTGCAAAAGAATCCTAAGACTCCATTGTATGGGCATCGTGATAGATTTGCAACATTCACTACATTATTGGATGAAATTGTATCATATATTCTTCCATATGATGGGTTGTTTGTAAAGATTCTCGATGCTTATAAACAAAGAACTCCGGAAGCTACAGATGAACTTAAGAGAATGTATGAGCAGAATCTTGCAAAGATTGCTACTCTACAAGCTTTCTTGGTTCATTTGAATTCGATTATTGAACACGATCCTTTGATTGCAAGTAGTTTGTTATATTATACTCCAATCTTATGGCATTTTGTTTCAAACAATGTGGTTATAAAAGACATTGATGTTAATAAATATTACATTAATGGAACACCACCGATTAAAAACATTTCATTTAAGGAGTATCCGATATGATAGCGATTTATATTATTTCTAGCATTGTGTTAGTTGTTTTATCGGTAGGATTATCATATGGTTTGTTCCTAAAGATGAATCCTCCGGATGCTCCATCAGTTCCAGTAACCCCAGAATCAATGGAAAGCGATATGACTCTTGTCAATCGTGCTATTGATTCTGCGATTTGTAAAGCGTTGTATTATTACGTTGAACGAGACATGGCATTCTCTAAAGATTCTCCGGTTAAGCAATTTCTCCGTGGACATTTTAGAGACTTGATTTCGTTCTTGTTGCGTAATGATATTACTATAGATGAAAATTTAAGTAATAAACAGATAGTGCAGCATTCTTTTTTCGATGTGTTTGTACGTATGGTTTACATGACTTATACAAGCGAGACATCGAACTCGATAAAGAAATTATTCTTCAAATACTATTCCGGTTATACATCAACGAACTATCCGAATCCTAAAGATAAAAAAACTGATAAACCATCAATAATCTTTTATATAATGGAATATGCTACTAAGTTTTTATACCGTGCATATTACATGAAAGAGAAATTTGAAAACAATTATTTGAGTTTGTTGAATGGAAAAGATGGTGCAGATGTTGAATCTTATGAAAAAATGATGGCAAAATACGACTCTGAATGTGTAGTAAAACTTATATTAAATACATATAATGTCAACGGTGTCGAAGTGGGAGATTTGTTTGGTACCACTGAGAAAAAACTCGAGAATAAGGAGAAAAAATAATGAGTTTTCTTTTAAAGAGCATGAACAAAGCTAACGAAGCATTCAGAAAAGCAGGTTCGTTTGATTCGGATTTGGGAACATTTTCCGGATTTACACCTATAGATATTCTTTCAGCAAATGTAGAGCACGTTAATGATATTGATGTAGACATTCTTAATGGCGGTATGTTTAACATGCCGTATACCGAAATTGGTTTGTCCGCATCAGGAAAAACCTCATTGTGGATTCAAGTAATTGCTGGTTGTATCGACAACTGGAGACGTTGGTATGGTCCAGTTGCAGACTTTCTGTTCTACAATGTCGAAATGCATACTACTCCGGATCGTATCAAAAATTTGACCGGTTGGGATGATGCTACTATTGCTGATACAGTTCATATGGTAACTGAACCTTGGTCAATTATTGAAATTTACAACGATATTGCTAAGTTTGCCAAAATGAAACTTGACAATAAGAAAGACTTGGAAATAGATACAGGAATCCGAAATGTTCTTGGTGAAACAGTAAAATGTTTGCCAACAACATACGTTTTGATCGATTCTATTGCTGCTGTTCGTGGTAAAACTGTGTTGGAGTATGATAAAGATGGAAATGTAAAATCTACAGATTCATTGGCCGGTACATCTAACATGGATGCCATGCAGATTGCGAAAGACAATACTTTGTTTATAAACGAAGTTAAGAAACTTTGTTCAGATGCTAAGATTTGTGTGGTTATGATTAATCACCTTGTTGAAGTTCCTGTTCTCGACCGTTACAATCCTCCGAAACCTCAGCTTCCTGGTATGAAATTCAATCAGAAAGTCAAGGGCGGAACAGAATTGTTGTATCAATCATATTGTGTTGGTCAGCTTTCTGTTCGTGAGAGAATGTTTGACGAAAAGAAACAAGTATACGGTTCTGGCGTACATGGAATTATTGCTCTTATGGATTGGCTTAAGAATAAGAATGGTCCAGAAGGAGTAAGATATCCAATGATATTTGATGGTGACACCGGTTATAAACCTGAACTTACAGACTTTGAAATTCTGTATACTGAAGGTTTGTATGGAATAAAAGGTTCTCCATTGGGTTATCATTTGGCAGTATTGCCAGAAATTGTATTTACACGTAAAACACTACTTGAAAAGTGTCATGAAAATCCTCTGCTTGCTAGAGCATTGAGTTTTACAACACGCCTCTACTTGGTTAGTAAAGTAATCAATAGAGAAACTCCTCCGAATATTGATGATTTTGAACTTGCGGATTTTGAATCACGTGTAGCATTGATTCTTATGCACTCATGTGATTATCCTGGCTATGTTAACAATGGTTGGGTTGTTCCTGAAGAGTATTTCGAAATGGCTGATAATGTCATTAGAACACTTGGAAGATGGGATGGACCTAATATTGAACTTAGTACAGAAATGCTTGATTTGTTCGTTGCATCCAAAGGCGATTTGATGGACTCTCAGCAAAGATTTGCAGATTTTAATCCTGTTGTTAAAGTCGGTCAAACAGAATATTGTATTTCTGATAGTGACAGCGCAGATGGCTGGAAAAAATAAAAAAATATAAATTATATAATATAGAAATATACAAAAACAAAAATTGGTGGAGGAAATTATGGCAGCCGTTGTTGTAAACAAAGAAAAGATTACATCTCAAATTAACAAAAACATTTCTGAAGAAAAGAAAAACAAGAATCAACAAGAAAAGAAACCGATGAAAAAGCATGACAATACGTATACGTATCGTCCGTTCGCGATTCTCTTTGGAAAGAAAGATGAAGAAGAATCGGCCGATACATCTACGGAAAAAAAGTAATGTTGTAGTGATAATAAAGACGGATTTAAACCATCCGTCTTTTTATTTTATTTCTCATAAGAGGGAGCTACTCAAATGAGTTTTATGAAAAAATGTACAGATGTCGATTTGAAAAAAGAATTAAGAACTACTGAAAATGTCAGACTTTATTTTCCGTCAAACATCGATGTAAATAAACTGACAAAAACAATCAAAGATATATTTATAGCATGCATCCGTAAACGTTACAAGGTGTGTGTTAGATATTCTGCGCCTTCAAGAGAGTCGATCAATGGTCAACGTGTACTCGATCAAAAAGAAATATGTTCAGTTATTATAAAACATCATGTTGAAACGGAAATGTCAGGATTAACGAAAGTCAAATTGACGTTTAGTGGTCAAAATGAATATGCTTTTGAATTTCCTTTGGAAGAATCGTATGTGCGATATATCGATCTGGTCCATGATGATGGATTATTTGCGTTATGGTGGCATCCGGAAAACAATCGCAACACTACGTACTATTTCGAAATACGAAGAGTAATAGAAGAAAACTAAGATAAAGGAGTAAGAAATAGAATGAACAGCGCAAATATTTCGCAAAAAGAAATGAAGTATTTGATTGACAAATACTCCGGAGAAAACGTTAACCAGCTGTTTGCTACAGGTTTGTTGTCGCACCCGTATGAATCCGCGGGTCCTCGTCAACATATGTTCTCAGTACACTATGCTCAGCATATCATGTTAAAAACGTTTGAGACGCCCAGAACATTTACAGGTTGGGAAAACCAATTTGGTAAATACCTCAATTCGTTCTACAAAGCTGAGAAAAATTATGAAATAGTCGCAAAGATTTGTCGACATACATCATTCCCAGAGATTCAATATTTATTAGTGGTCCGTGAACTCGGAACACATAACTATGACACAATTAAGGTTTCTCACTATGAGAAACTTTCAGATCAACACGGATATCTTCGTCCATTCACAGCTATGGATGAGAAAGTTCCTGGAAACAGAATTACAAAAGACGATTTTGTTTACAAAGCCAATACTCTTGATGAATTTGGCAACTATCGTTATGGTAGAAACTATAAAGTTGCGTTCCTTTTGATCCCTGAAGTAAAAGAAGACGCTATCGTAATGTCTAAGAGCGCTGCAGACAATACAAAGTTTGATTTGATCACTAAGACAGAATTGGTAATCAACAAAAACGATGTTTTGCTCAACATTTATGGTGATTTAAAGAACTATAAGTGTATGCCTATGGTTGGTGAAAACGTAATTGATAAAGGCATTCTTCTTGCTACTCGTAAGATTGATAAGAAGAACATTTCCGCAGATTTCACAGACATGGCTCTACAAAATATTTATTATACCGATAACAAGTTCGGTGCAAATGGAAAAGTTGTAGATATCGATATCGAAGTGAACGATCTCGAAGAACTTCAAGGCGATCCTCATCGTCAGCAGTTGTTTGAATTGTACAACGATCAGTTGCGTTATTACCAAGAAATCTATGATGTACTGCAGCCAATTGTCAACGATCGAAACAATGTTACTACTGATAAACTCGAAAACGAATTGTTCAATGCAAGAAACTATATCAGTCCAGATATTAAGTATTCTTCATCGAACGGTAATTTCGAATTTGCTCATATCACAATTTATACTTGTGAACAACAATCGTTGACAGAAGCTATGAAAACTACAAACAGATGTGGTGGTAAAGCTGTTATCTCTAACATTTGGCCAGACGAATTAATGCCGGTTGATGCTTGGGGAAGACGTGCTGATGTGATCGCTTCTGCTAATGGTATTCCTGGTCGTGGTAATCCTCACCAGTTATTCGAACAAACAATCAACTTTACTTCAGACATGATTCTTCAAAGAATGCTTGAAGCAAAGACTCCAGAAAAAGCAATTCAAATTCAAAACGATTACTTGACGTATATGTCTCCTAAGTGGGGCGAATACAACAAAGAAGTTGACAAACATCGAACAAAACAAGAACGTATCGATTATTTGCATAGACTTGCAAATGACAAGAACGGAATTTACATGTACGATCCTCCAGCTTATGGAGCCATCGGCTGGGATAAGATTAAAACAATCAGCAAGAAATTCGACATAAAGGTTTCTAAGGTTAAGATGTGTAAGAAATACAAAGTCTCTCCTGAGATTGCAGCATTGTATGACACGAAAGAAAACATCGGTGCTGTAAAAGATTTCATGAAGAATTACACATTTGATATGAAAACTTCTACCTTGAAAAAGAAAGAAGGAAAGAAAACTGTTACAGAAATTAAATATGTTTCGAACGAATATGGCGTTGAAGACATCAAAGAAAATGTTAAAAACAAATTAAAACTCTCGATGAAAGACTACAAAGATAATCAGTGGACCGATAATTATGTTTGGTCTACAGATGAAGTTGGTCCGGAAGAGTTAATGGATCCAAATGCCCAGGATTCAGATTTGGTCAATTACATCAATACTATTCAGGAACTTGAAGGAACTTTTGATAGAGATGATTTGATAATGAAGCAGAAACTTACATCATTTGACACATCGAAATCTAAGGTTTATCGAGTTGACGACACAACAATCATTCGTGAGTTCGTTTCACGATATCCTATTATGATTGGTGATGTTTATCTCATGGTATTGAAACAAATGTCATTCGCTGCTTTCTCTGTAAGATCATTGGGTTCTATGACTCCGTTAGGATTGCCGAATAAGGTTATGAGAAAATCTGAAATCGGTAAACCTTATGGTGATACAGCGAACCAGTTCTCAGAAATGGATAACACTGACCTTGAAAACTTGGTAGATCCCATTAAGGTTTCAAGATTCTATGCTGTACAATCAACGAATCCTCAGATGCGTTCTGAATGTGCAGAAATGTTGTTAAAAGCAGATCCGACTAAACTTCATGACTTACCGTATACTGATGAGGAAATTTGTTGTGATACAGTTCCTGCTAGACAGTATGCTGCGTACATGAGTGCTATTGGTTTGGAAGTAGGCGATATGTCAGAACCCGATCCATACGAATTCTTGGATGGTGTCGAGTATAAATCTGTTGCCGATTTAATGAAAAAAGCTGGTTTGGATGAAGAACACAATCCATTTACCGGTATTGCAAAAACTGTCAAAAAGAGACAGAAAATTTAATGGCTTACATATTATATTAGTGGAGGAACAAATATGTACAAACATTCGTTTTTGAAAAATATGACTGATAAAGTTCGTCAGTCGTATGAAAAGGCATTTTCGCAGCTCGAACCGGTTTCAACAATGAGACCGTCTAGATATGAATTGCCGTTGACTTCAATTCGTAGAATTCTTGGCGACAAGTTCTACGAAATGAAAAATACCGAGGATGATGTTCTCACACTTCATGTGTACGAGAATGGTATTTTCTCAATAGAGGACATGACATCTTCGCTGGAAAGAGGAACAGAAATTACACAGTTCATGTGTGATATGTTCTTCAACGGTTTCCTTGCGAATCTTTCTCATCAATTTCCGATTAAGAAGGAAGATACAGAAAGAAAAGTTGGTAAGCTTTGCATCACTTCTGAATCAAAAGGTTTGGAAACATTCGAAGTTTCATTGCAGGACCTCAACAGCCTTTGTACATCAAATGTTGATGGCGATGTAACTGGAATTCGTTTCGGTGTAGAGTTCACCAAGTTCGCGACCGAGATTAACACTGCCCAGGAAGCGTACAAGAAAATGGCGCAAACTGGAAATCAATCGGCTGCGGAAACAATTGCGCAGAACATCAAAGAATACGAATCTAAGCTTTTCGAACTCCAGAACAAATGGATCGAGAAGTTCGTTGAAGACATTGTTGGATTGTCTGGCGTTGAGTCATTTGAAGACATCCACGATGTAACTTTGTTGTTCGGAACCAATGTTGTGAATGAGGAGAAGCCCGAGGAGTCATACGTGACAACTACTTGCTTCACTTATCATGACCAGGGTTCAAAGGACGTTTCAAGTATCAAGACAATCTTTAAGGTTGACGAAATCTTGGAACAGCAGAAGCAGTAAAAACAACGACTAAGTAAGTGATGGGAGGTATGTCGTGAATTTATTCGTAGTATTGATTTTGGGTTATGTTGTGTTGTCTGAGTTTTTGGCTTTGCTGAAGCTCATTACTTATGCAAGATTGTGTCACAATGATACTGTTTATGCAAAAACGCATAACCTGAAATACAAAAATCCACTACTGGCAAAACAGTTTGTGGTTAAAGAGATTGTACTTTATGCATCATGCTTGTGGGCTTTGGTGCTAGTACTTCTCTTTATAAGAGAATTATTTTAAAGGAGAACGTGATGGAAATTCGCGTTGATAACAACAACTGTAATGTGCATATTACAGTCGATGCTAAGGAGATGAAACTCTTTAGAAAAGACGAGGCTGCAATGAACACGTTTGTAAAACGTATAAACACAGCAGTCCATGATGCACATTCTGAAACAATCCAGAACATGGTCGATACAAGATTCCGTGTTGCTTATGAAAATGAGTATAGGAATATGGTCGATCGTGTTTGTAATGGTCAGAAACCTGACAAGCATCCGCGCTTGATGAAGTGTGTTCGCTTTGTTGGTAAAGTTGCAAAAACCACTTTGCTCATTGGTACTTCGGCTATTCTTGGTGCTGCTCTTGCGGATATTCATGCTGAGTATAAGCAGAAGCAAGCAAAGAAAACGAAAAAGAAGTAGTTTTGAAGAGATGTGCTATTATGCACATCTCTTTTTTTTTTCTTATTTTCGACATTTTTATATACTATTTAGGATTAAAAACTATGAGTGAAACTAAAGAAAAAGACGCAGAAGTAACAGAAAAAATGGTCAACATTGTTTCACAAAAGGGTAAAAATGGCAATATTGTAATTTCTATGGAAGATGCAAAATATTACTATTTACCTTTCGATAAATCAATCGTTGATCTCTCAAATCCTAAAATTCGACAGCAGTTCATTAAAGCTGTTGAGACGATTATACGTAGCAGCAAATTATACAAGCGGTATATAAACTATTTGAAATCTGATGTTGGTCTAACACATTGTGCAGTATTTGGTAACATTAAATCCGAAAAAGGAGATAAAACCAAAATTGAAATGCACCATGGTCCAATATTTACTTTGTATGATTATGTGTCGATAGTTCTTGAGAAATATCTTCGAGAGCATAGAGACGTAAATACATTTGACATTCAAGCTGAAGTTTTGGATTTGCATAAACGAAAGTTGGTTCAGACAGTTATGCTATCCGAATCTGTGCATAAGTCTATGGATAATAAAAAACTTGCTCCATTTATTCCAATGGAAATGACTTATGGTGATCTATTGGGGTTTGTTAAAGAGTATGGACAGTATTTTTCTCCACAGAATAGAGCAGATCTTAGAGATTACTTCAACAATTACAAAATGAAACTTGAAGAAAAGAAATTGAATATGTTTAAACCGATATTCACAAAATACGATATACGTTTTACAACAAATAAACCTGGAGAACAAAAATGAGTTTTGAATCAGTATACCGATCGAAATCAGGAACTACTGAGATAAATAAAATTGCAAATTTCATTGGTTCCTTAGTAATTAAAAACAACTACGAAGCTGAAAAAGGCGAGACTAGTGGATCTCTATCTGAATATATAAAATATCACGGTGCTTACACTAAAACTGATTCATTCGCAGATTATACATTGGAAGACCGCCGTAAATATAAATCAGTAGTTTTTGAATATTTCAAAACACTTCCGAAAGCAAAAAATATGTCTATGGACCTGTTAAACAGTTTGACAGAAAATAGAATAGCTACATTGGAAGCAAAATACCGTGCTAAAGTACCAGAAGTTATTGAATATTTGAAAGGTTTGCGTGTTGCACGTATTTATTTATATGACGAACAGAATTTGTATTATCGTCAATTTTTAGGTGTTCCGAATAAAGATAGCGAACGTGTTTTATTGGTAAACATGGATGTTGGTGAAAACGGTGGTTATGTTAAAGTAACAGATTACGATACACCTCCAGATCCCAACGTTATCTATTATACAAAACTTGAAGGTGATTTTGGTCTTGAATATAAATCGCTTGGAAAGTTGTCATCGTGGTATGACGAAGAAACAGGTGATCTTTTACAAGATAATTTCTTTTATCAAACGAGTGTGTATGCTCATGAAATTAAGAAGAATAAATATCCTTCAACCTACAACTATTACATTTTACAACAACATATTAACGAAGTTATAGAGAAATATCCGGACTACAATTATTTGCGTTTTATTGGAGATGATACTACTCCATTTTACATTCGCAAACTTTCAAATTACTCTATTATCAAATATAACAAAAGTATTTTTTCTCAAACTGAGTTAACATATTTCTTTAAAGCTTATGACAAAGCTAGAAAGCAAGTTGTAATGGATTATATAAATGGTTTTGACTCTAAACAACCATTATACAATCTTTTGATGATCCAGAATCTTTTGTACTACACAGTAATCAATTATTCCGCTTCATATATCGAAAAATATTCAGTTGGTATTTACACTGAAGAAAATTGTGATGATATTCTACGTTCTTATGGTTATCATTCGTTGACTAAGATTAAAGATTTTAAATTAAAGCAACGAATTATTCGTAACTTGAATGAACTAATTTCATACAAAGGTAGTAATAAAGTTTTGGAATTGATTTTGAATAAAATTCTTCAAGATCCTGATTCAGAATTGAAACGTTACTATTTGGAAAAGAAATATAATAACCACGGCGACGATGCTAGTATTGAAATCGATACTTCTAGAGGTTTGGAAAAGTCCGTAAGTCTCGTATTCCGAGAAGTGCCTGCTCTTTCTATAAACGAATTGTCAACATCTGCTGATAAATATCAGGATTACGACAATTTCGTTAAAGATGATGACCTCTGGGGTGGTATAGATGCAACCGATAAGAATTCGATAAATGCTAATAGCAAGATCAAAACAAAGAAAGATTATATCAAAAATAAGCTTTTATCTAGTGATTTTGACTCGATTCTTACAAAATATATAACGTTAACACGTACTGTAGATATTTTGGACACTCAGCGTAAAATACGCGATGCTGTCTATTTGATGTTGAAATATTTTGACAATAATGACGCTGATACTTTCTTTAAACAAAAATACGATTTCAATGATTTCTCAACTACTCCAGCTGCTTTATTTGCAGCAATATCTTACTTGGAGCAGATGAAACATTACAGTGATCCAGATCAGATTATTACAGATTCTTGTGTAATAAATAGTTCTGTAGTTTTCAGACAAATGGGTTTCTTAGCTGTCGATAAAACGACATTGGAAAACAATGTGTTTATTGTTGATGGTAAACCTGTTCAGTTCTACGATATTAGTCCTGATATTGCATCTTGGAAGTTACTTGACTATATTCGAGAGAATCCTGATATCTTTGAAGATCCTGATGTTTATGACGAGATCTTTAGAAATTATATAGAGAAAGTTACTGCTTCAGACAACAAACATCATACGATAATCGAAACAACTCGTTTGTCCGATATTTACGATGAATACAATAACTTGATTGAGAAAGGTGTTCTTGGTTATGGTGAAATTGCCGCTGATGGATATAAACATTTGGTCGATGGTGTAGAAGATATTGAAGACTATTTAGTCCGATTTAGATTCTTTGATAATGGAATCGATTTGGGTGAAGTTACATCTGATCTAACATTTGGTGAACTATTCTCAGAAGATTACGCTCATCAGTATCCAAATCTCATTCGTCGCATAAACGAAAAGATGCGCAAGTGCTATGACTATCGCGAATATCAAGCTTGGGCATATATGCTCGAACAATCTCGAACCAACAATTCAATAAGTTTTATTTTCAAAGGAAATACGAAATTTACTGATTTCATTAAGAGTATGGAATCCGAGTCATTATTGGATTACATCGATAAAGAAATAAGACCGTATCGTCCGATTACTGGTGACGATGGTATAAGTACAATTTCTGTAACAGAATATCAGAAAATTCACAATACCACAAAATCCATGGATGACATCTGTAGAGTACAGAATGAACTTGTTACTATATTTAAGAAATGGGTTACTGAACATTTCTCTAGTTTGATTTACGAAGATGAAATGAGCAGCAATACTATTTCCAATACTTCGTATGTAGAAGATATGAAAATTCTTCTTGATGAGTTCTTGTCGGTATTCTCACAACTGTATTCTATTGATTACAAATATACTTTTGGAAATAAAAACTATGACGGACTGTATTTGCAGTTGTTCTATAATCCGTTATTCGTAACGCAACACGAAAAGCTTTTCTCAGATTTAACTCTATCATATTGGTCAAAGCAGAGATGTTTTGATAGATATGATGATAAGATATTATTAAAATTCATTGGCAACTTACGTCAATTTGATAAGTTTGTTGATAACATCAATAATAACTTGGAATATGACAGTTCGACAAATGAATATAATACAGAGGATCAATTTGCGTATGAGGAATATATGGCGTATTGTAAATGCCATATACCTGACCATGTTGATTTAACTGTACTCCCGCACAAACTAAAAGAATGTGCAACATTTACTGATACGTCTTGCAAACTTGAAGATGTATTGGCTATAAAAACTGATTTAGGAGAAAAAATATATCATGAAAAAACTAGTTAAGATGTCCGACGGTATCGTGACACCTGATCAATTGGGATTCTCATGCAATTCTATTAAGACAGGTTTCGATACAAGAGTCGTTGTTACTGCTAAAAACTGTATAAGTGACGGTTCTAAGCAAACACAAGTATTGGCCAATAAGACAGTTTTGCCGGGTCGTACTCATTTGCTTGAAACAGTTTTCCCCATCGAACCCGATTTGGATGCACAGCACTTGTTCTTGAACGATAACGTTCTTGGCGAGTACAATCACGAAGATGGTAAACCTTTGGATACTGCTTCTAAAGTTATGGGTGCTATATCTAACGTAAGTCTCCTTCCGAGATTCAATCCGAGATTGTTTAGACGTCGTAATGTTCAGTACTGGTGTGCTGGTGATGGTGCTATGAATAAAACAATTATTTCACAGTCATATCCTTCACACTCTACAAACACACGTCTTTATCACATGATCCCGTTCCGTTTTGTCAGAGCTGATGCTCCGTTGTCCGTTGAAGATCAGAGAAAGTACAAGTTTAAGGTAACCTATGGTTCTAGTTCTCCGTATTATGGATATGTAGGATATTACTTTAAGAAAATTAATTTCTCTAAATTGACTGGTATTAATTCTGAAGTCGATAAGGTTCCGTATTCTCCATCATGGGCTGATACAGCTCCGGATTTGAATGCTGCTACTGAGGGATATCAGAATGCTCTTAGGGGCGATAAGACTCAGTCTAACTTCGTCGACATGACAATGAATATTGAATCTAACGAATTCAAAGAGTGGTTCATTTTCAATGATGCTACTCTTGAGAATGCTACAATTTCTGAATTGGGATTGGTTCTCGGTTTGGATTGTTATGTTTCTGGTGGAAACACTTCAACTCCTACTTACGATATCATTCAAGATCTCGATCCTCAGGACGAAGGTTATGATCTTAAGGTACAGCGTTCAGAAGTTTATGATGCTGAACTTTTTGCTCACTTAACTTTTGATCCTTACAAAGTTTCAAGAGAGAATGCTCTTATCGATTTCGAATATCGCATTTACTCTTAATTAAACAAAACAACCCACTTTTTGTGGGTTGTTTTTATATTTAGTCCTTAAAAACGACATTTTAATATACTTAGAATGTAAGGAAAATGTATTATGAATGATAACGACATTTTGAAATATGTGAAACATGATTATGCCGAAATAAAAGATGTAGTTGCACTTTTGGCTAATCCAGATAATATAACTCGTTCTTCTTTAACAGAACTTTTTTCAAATAAGGGAGCAAAACAAGATCCTGCTACAAAAGAGATAACTGTTGTTCCTCCTAAATATAGAGTTACGGATTACTTTGATCTTCCAGCTAACGTATTACCAAATCAAACTTCCGCTGTAAAAGATACAACATTTGGTATTTTTATTTTTAATTCTTTGGTTATAGCAAATGCTTTTGGAAGTAAAGTTTCTTATATAAATAAGACTATCGGAAAAAAAGAATTTGATGCACTTCATGCTAAAATTGCAGACTGTATTATTAAGAAAATCATAACTGTTGCAGAGTTTGGTAAGTATTGTAATGCTGTTACATGGTTAGGTTATCAAACCGAATTAGTAATGCCAGGAATGTCTACAGAATTGATTATTCCTAATGCAGAAGTTACAAAACTAAAAGAGCAATTACTTAATGAGAATCCGAAGTTTAAAGAAAAGAAATTAATGAATAACGTTGAGGTCAATGAATATTTGACAAAGATTGAGGATCCTCTTAAGAAGAAAGCAAAAGAAATAAAAGAGACTAACTATGCTGGTCGTCTTTATGATTTGAAAAAACCAAGTTTTGATAATAACTATAAGAATAATAACCTTGAAGTTGGTCCGTTGGCTGATCCTGCTACAGGTCTTTATAAAGCGGATAATAATTCGTTTAACGAAGGTGTTGATGAATGGAACTTCGACATTCTTGCCAATAAAGCTATGGTTGGTTCTTATTGTCGTGGTGTAAATACTCAGATTGGTGGTACATACGCTAAGTACGTAGGCGTTATGATGCAGACTGTAGTAACTGGTCCTCATGGTTCGGATTGTGGAAGTAAACATTATTTGAAATATAAGATTACATCTGAAACGGCTAAGATCATTGAATATGCTTATGGTATAATTGGTGGAAAAGAAGTAATGCTTACAACAGATATTATCAATGCGAATATGGGTAAGACTATT